TTACCATCCGGTCAAGCACGCGGGGGTAGGGGTGCCCCCCTAGGGGCCCGCGCGCCGCGCGTCCCCTGTGACCCCGTCTGCCGGAGTACACCCAGTCTACCACACACCCACCCGGCAGCGCAACCCCCTCTGCGCTGCGAGTCTGCGCACCCCAGCCGGCGTACCCCACACCCTGCCTACCCGGCCCCGGCACGTGCACACCCTGCGCACCCACACTTCCCCACCCTGCCCTGCCTACCCCCCCCCCTGTACCCCGCACCCCCTGCTGCCCCACAGCACCCCTGCCTGTGCGACGCCCTGTGCGCTCGATGCGACAGCGACTCGGTACCGAGGATGCGTACGGGCTCGATGCCGGCTCGACTCCTGGCCTTCCGCACCGATGACACCGGCTCGCGGTGTTCGAGGCTCAGCGTGGACGTGAGGCGTCGTTACGGGGCCTTCCGGGTCGAGGCATGAGAAAGCCCCCGGCCCGAAGGCCAGGGGCTTCGATCAGCTGGGGTCGATCAGCGGAGGCTGTCGACGTGGATGCAGCCGACCTTGTCGGGGCCGAACTCGGGGCTGAACCCGAGCACCTCATCCTCAGCGCACGGGAACGACGACTGATCGAACGAGATCGGATCGGCCGACGCGATCCAGCCGGGGGTGGCGATGACCGCGGGGGCGGCGAGCAGGAACAGGCCGGTGGCGATGCGGCGGGCGATGGTGGTCATTGGTGGCTCCTTCGAGTTGTGGATGGTTGATGGATGAGGGGATCGGGATGGCCCCGGTGTTACCCGGGGCCGAGGGCCGGGACTACCGGGCAGCTGCCCGGCGGATGCCCCAGCCGATCGCGTCCGAGGCGGACATGATCATCCCGCCGTTGAGGCGGACCTCGTCGCCGCCCCAGGGCTGAACCTGGACGCCGGCCTCGCGGCCGAGGGCGATGGCCTGCTTCACGGTGCTGTTCATTTCGGGACTCCTTTCTGTCCGCCGGCCCTTCCGGGGGACTGTGAACTCGGTAACCGAGGGCTTACCTCGGACTCGGTGGGGGGGGGGGGGGGGGCTCACCCGGCTCTCGGGCTTCGGGGGACCTCCCCGATCGGGATGACTCAATCATAAGCGCATCGCCGGTTACGTGTCAAGGGTTGCGTCGAAGAAACTTGATGCGTAACCTCGTGGACATGACCGCAGCACTCATCATCATCAGCTTCATCCCGGTGCTGCTCGCGGCGATCGCGGGCTACGCGGTCGTCACTCAGCCTTGATGCGTAACGAGAGGATCAGTACATGACTCAACTCCGCAGCCGCCGCGTTCGGCCAGGGATGTACGTCGTCACCGTCCCCGATGGGGATGAGTACGCGGTGACCGACACCGAGTTCGAGGACGGCTGGTACTGGGTGGTGTCTCCGTTCTCGGAGTTCGCGCCGTACCACCTCGACCTCGGGCTGCACCGTACGAAGCGGGACGCTGTGGCTGCGCTCGCGGAGTTCGTGTCGTGAGCCCGGGCTCGCACGCTGTGGTCGATGGGCAGCCGGTGACCATCGTCGCGGTAGAAGGTGCACACACCTACTACATCCCCGGCATCCACTACTGGACCGCTACGCGCACCGATCAGGTGCGCCCTATCAACAAGGAGACACGAGGATGAAGCACGTAGTCATGTTCTCCGGAGGCATCGGGTCGTGGGCTACCGCGAAACGCGTCGCCGAACAGCACGGCGCCGATGACCTGGTGCTGCTGTTCGCTGACGTCAAAGGGTTCACGACCGATCCGCACATCGGGGAGGACGAGGATACCTACCGGTTCATCGAAGACGCAGCCGAGAACGTCGGCGGTGAGCTGGTGATCGTCCGCGACGGTCGGAACATCTGGGAGGTGTTCAGGGATGATCGGTTCCTCGGGAACGCGCGCCTGGCCAACTGCTCGAAGTTCCTGAAGCAGCGCCCCTCGCGTGCGTGGCTCGAAGAGCACTGCCCGGGCGGCTCGGCGCACGTTTACGTCGGGATCGATTGGACCGAGACGCATCGTCTGCCGGCGATCCAGGCGGCGTACCTGCCTTATATCGCGCACGCTCCGCTGACCGAGCCGCCGTTCCTGGATAAGCAGGAGATGATCGCGTGGGCGGAGTCTGAGGGGCTGAAGCCTCCGCGGTTGTACGCGGCGGGCTACGCACACAACAACTGCGGTGGTGGGTGCGTCCGAGCGGGGCAAGGCCAGTTCAAGAAGCTGCTGGAGCAGAATCCGGAGCGGTTCGCGGTCTGGGAGCGCGAGGAGCAGAAGCTCCGCGATCACCTCGGTAAAGACGTCGCGATCTTGCGTGACCGGTCTAAAGAAGGTATCGACGCGTACATGGCGAAGCAGCCCGAGGGTACCAAGCGCGTGTCTCTGGTGCCTCTGACGCTGCGCGCGTTCCGTGAGCGTGTCCAGGGCAACGGTGAGGTTGAGCAGGACGAGATCGGCGGCTGCGGTTGCTTCGTCGACGACGAGGCCTCGGCCCAGCCTGTGCAGCTCGAGCTAGATACCTCGCTGCTGGAGTCGTTCGGCGACGAGGGCGCAGCATGAGCAGCAGCGTGTACCAAGAGGTGATCCTGGATCACTTCAAGCATCCGCGTAACCGCGGTCTCGCCGAGGTGTTCGACGCGGAAGGTTTCGCTGTCAGCTCGGTGTGCGGTGACGAGGCGCGGGTTCGCCTCACCGTGACCGCTGACGGCGTTCGGATGACTCACGAGGTCACCGGGTGCGCGATCAGCCAAGCCGCTGCATCCGCCCTCTCCGAGGCGCTTGAGGGCGTACCAGCCGATGACATCCCCGCTGTGCTCTCGCAGTTCTCCGGGGCTGTCAGAGGCCAGGAAACAACGCTTGACGGGGACGCCGCTGCGTTCTCCGGTGTGGCGAAATACCCGGCGCGTATCGCGTGTGCTTTGCTCGCTGCGAACGCGGTGAAACTCGCCGCAAATTCTTTTGGATACCCACTTGACTCGTAACCAAACCTCGGGTTAGAGTGGTCTCAACAACAAAACAAAGGCCAGCAAGATTCAGGCGAGCCCAGACCGCGCGTTGACCCTGATGCAAATCCCGTGTAATGCGGAGCCTCGGCCCACAACATACTTTGAAGTCCAGCTCTGAGCCGAAGCACGTGGCTACGACGAGCTGGCACGAGCAGGCAGGTTCGCTCAGCCGATATCACCGCGCTGACCGTGTTCGATTCACGGCTGCTCACGCTGACTTGATTCGTAACCAGAAGGGGATGACATGACCATCCACATCGCATCGCGCGGACCCGCGGGCTGGACAGCACGGGTGCTGTTCACCGCGGGCACCGTGCTCACGGTCGTCGACGAGCGAGGCCGGCGACACCTGATCGACACATCCAAGACCACTACACGCCGCATCGCGGCTTGACACGTAACGGAGGCCAGCATGACCAGCTTCGCGATCTACGGAAACCACGGAGAGTACCGGATGCCGAACACGCCGGTGTTCGACACGAAGGCGAAGGCTATGGCCTACGCGCGTTCTTGGTACCCGAACAACAAGTTCATCGCGGTCAAGGAGGCAACCAAGTGACCAGCACACACGCGTGGTTCTCCACGCTCTCGACCCCGGAGCTTCAGCGCATGGTCACTTCGGTGAGCCGTGTCGCGGCTGCTGCCGCTGCTACCGAGCTCGCGCTGCGAGGAGAGACCCGATGACCTTGAGCGATGCAATAGACCTGATCAACGCCGAGCGCGTGAAGTGGCTCCTCTCCTGCGAAGAGGCCGCAGCCCGCGGCGACGAGAAGGCCTGCCTAGTCGGCGGGGCGCGGGCCAGCGGCCTGGCAGACGCGCTGGTAATCCTGGCGAAAGTGGGTTCCTGATGAACGAGACAGAACTCAAAGCGTTCAACCAGATCATCGCGGCGTCGTACTCGCCGGCTGAGCTTCGCAAGCTGTACCGACGGAGCAACCCGGGCCTACCGCTGAGCATCGAGCTGGCGTTGTCGGCCGGTGCGATCGTCGCTGGGGCTGCGCTGATGTTCCTGATCACGAAAGCGGTGGGGCTGTGAGCGGGGAGTGGTTCGAGACCGAGTACGGGGCCATGCATCACTCGGACAACTGGCAGCTGGTCGCGAAGACCAGCGGGTCGTACGACCTGTACCAGTTCGAGCGGGGCGAGAACCCGTTCTGGTTCAAGATCCTGAATACCGATCTTGAGACAGCGAAGGTGTACGTCGAGTTCGTCGAGCGAGAGGACGTGGACGCGTGACCACTCCAGACCAGGTTTCGCCTCCCCGGGAGGATGGCGCAACGCCTCCCGGGGAGCTGCGGCTCACCGATCGTTGCGACGCGTGCTCTGCCGCGGCGATGGAGCGCTGGGAGAACGGGCTGAACGAGCTCTGGTTCTGCAAGCACCACGCCACCGAGCACGCTGAAGGGTTGTTCACCGCGTCGTGGGTACGGACTGAGTCGTGGGCGTTCGTCCGCGAGAACCTGTCGGGAACCGTCGGGCTGAAGAGAGTGAGGCAGGTGTGAGGGTCGACGCTGAACGCCTTACAGAGGCGATCACCGATGCAGTAGAAACTGTACTTAACAATCACCACGAGGTGAACAACGGCACCGAGTGCCGGTGCGGAGTCCTCAACAACATGGATGGGGACGTTGTTCACTCGCACATCATGTCTGAGTTCGAGTCGGCGGTAAGAACCGTGGTCGTGTCTTGGGATCCGGTATTCGAACTCAAACGCATGGTGAAAGCCCGGGGCGAGGAACTCGCCAACGACCACAGCGGGGACCCCGCCTACGCCGGAGGCATGGACGCCGCTATGGAGCAGGTCTGGAACGTCCTAGAAGGACGCGACTGGACCGATGACGGCCCCCGCCAGAGTATCTGGAAGAAATGGTACCTGTGACAGCCCGCCTGGCCTTCCTAGTCTGGTTCATCGTCGGAGCTGTGATGCTCGCAGCGGTCCTGGTAGCCCCGTCAGCGCGTGCTGACGGGTTCTCCGGGTGCGAGCACCGGTCGGTGTCTCACCAGCTGGAGCACGGCGGTCTCAGGGCCGATTCAGACTGGCACGTGGCCCACGGTGACCTGCCGACGTGCGATCCGGAGAAGAAATCCGAGAGCAAACACGACTCGGCCGGCCAGGGCAAAGACCGCGGGAAAGACAATAAGAGTCGCTACTGCCGGAAACGGTGGTACTGCTGACCTGCAGCTTCGCTGCGGATCGAGTCGTGGTCTGGTAGCTGTAACACCGGTATCGGTTGTGACGATGCCGGTTCAGCTACGAACTTAGTGACGTTTGACACTTGCGCCGGACTAGATCAAGTGGTCTACTTTCTCCCACGGGGGAAGAGTCCCAGATCTGGGACACCAGAAAACTACGTCGCATTGTCAAGTATCGAGGGGGTTGTGCCTTGCGTTGTAACAAGATGCAAGATACATTGGTCTGCAATACAAGGAGGACCGATGAGAACCACCAGAGAACAGCTCCCCCGCCTCTCGCTAGAAGTGATTGAGGCCCTGAAAGCTACGGGGGAGACTGAGGCGGATATCGCTCGGATGTACGGTGTGACACCGCAGGCTGTTTCATGGCACGTTCACACGTACGGAGGCAAATTGACCGCTCGGCAGGTTATCCGCCGCGAATACCCGTTCAAGGTCCCCGAGCCTCTTTCTCAGTGCTCGCCGCATAAAAGGCTGCGCGACCACGGCGAATACATCGCCACACGCGGCAAAGGCATGAAAGAATACAAGCTGAAGCGTCTCCGGTCGTTTTACCGGATGCTTCGTGAGAACAATTGGGTTGTCGAGTTTGATCCGAACATCCCGCCTATACCCGGGGTCAGCAAATGCGGGGGTTGGGCATACAGGGAGCGCCAGGAATCCGACGAAGACCTACTCATCAGAGTCAACGAATACACAACTCTGTCCGAGATCGGACGCCATCACATCTGGCGTTTCCCGAGCGTGGAGCCCTGATAACCACCCACCCTTTTTTAGAAGAATGGTTTGCACCGCATGTTCGAGATCACTTCCCGAGTTATCGGTAAGACAATCGTCCCTACTCTGAACGTGGTTAAAGACGCGTATATCCGCGCCAATACACTCGATCTGGTCCCCGGTATTCGCGGCCTCCACGTTTACCGCTCTACGTGGCTAACCGACGACAGCTACCTTTACCGGGAAGTGAAAGAATTCATCGACAGGTATTGCGAGCCTGATGCAGTCGAGCGCGAAGAGCGTCACGGCGACAAATACATCATGGGCGAAATCGGGGAATTCCTGAGCTATATTCTCCGTCGCGAATATCAGCCCGCGGACTTCAACCCGTGCCCGTTGCTCGTGGAGCTGGGCCTGGCCAAAAAACGTCGCTGCAACGCGACCCGCAAACCTAAAGAGGAGGCAGCATCATGAGCAACATCTGGGATCAGCCGGCGTACCAACCGGCGTACGCGCCGACCAGCAAGTGGAACGCCCGGCGACTGGCCGGGCTGGGAATCCTTGCGGTTCTGCTGGTGGCGATGATCGCTATGGAGCCGCGGGTGTTCGGAGTCGTAGGCTTCGCCGGGCTGTTCATCGGCACATACCTGCTACCGACCCTGGTCGCTACGGTGCGTAAGTCGCACCTGCTGGGGCCTGTGACGGTCGTGAACCTGCTGCTCGGATGGACGTTCATCGGCTGGGTTGTAGCGCTCGCTATGGCGGTCAAGGACTCTCGTGGCTGACACTGACAACTTGACTCGTAACTACACGTACGAGAAGAAGCCCCGGTCGGTATCGCAGCTGTCGCAGTTCGACAAATGCCCGTTCAGCTGGAAATTGACCAGGCATGAGCGCGTGTGGAAACGCCCAGCGGCCTGGCTGCAGCAGGGTACCGGGGTCCACGCGGTGGCTGAGAAATACATGCTCTCGAAGCTCGCCGGCTCACCGCTGACGCGCGAGGAGTGCTATGAGATCTTCAAGGCCGAGTACGCCGACGGGATCAACGAAGCTACCGAGGAGACCCCTAACCTCGGCTGGTGGTTCGCTTCCGGGCCGTACCGCGGCGCGGACGACATCGAACGTCGCTGGGGTATCGGGCTGCAGCAGGTGGACAAGACCCTGGACTGGATCGACAACCACCCGAGCCTAGAGGTATGGCACACACCGGACGGCACCCCGGGGATAGAGCTCGCGATCGAGTTCGAGCTCGATGGGATAGAGATCCGCGGCTACATCGACGCGGTGCTCGTGCTCGACGGTGAGGTGCAAGTCGTTGACTGGAAGTCGGGAGCTAAGCCCGGAGATGACTTTCAGCTCGCGGTGTACGCGCTGGCCCTGAAAGAGCTGTACGGAGTCGAGATCACGCGCGGCGTGTACTTCATGGCGAAGACCGGCAAGCCGACGTATCCGTACGACCTGACGGACTGGACGCGGGAGAAGATCTCGGCCCGGTTCCACGAGATGGAACGGAAGCTGGAAGCAGGGGACTTCACGCCTAAGCCAGGTGCTAGCTGCGCGAGGTGCGACGTGGCGTTGAGCTGTGATTACTCTATGGCCTGAAACTTGATTCGTAACGAGAGGTAACGATGAGCAAACCACTACTGGCGTCGGCCGAGGAGCTCATGGAGATGCTCGGCGTCGACGCGGACACCGTCAAACGCTGGCGCAAGAACGGCCTGACCCCCGTCGGTTCGCGGTCCCTGTACCGCGGGGCCCCGGTGGAGCCCATGTTCAACGTAGCGGCTGCTAGCCGCCTGCATCGCAAGGAGAAGGTATGACCGACATCAACATTCAGGATCTCGTAGACCTGATCTACGTCGAATCGTCGCTGGGGGTCAGCGCCTCCGTCGAGCTCGTGGAGAAGGTGCTGGAGAAGTACGACATCACCGAGAAGCCGGAACCCGAGGTACCTATCGGGACCGTGCGAGTTCGAAGGGGCGATTACGAGCCGGAGGACGCCTCGATTTACATCAAGGTCGGCGCATATCGCTGGGTAGGGGTTTACACGGGCGAGGCGTACTCGAAGGGTTTCTACGTGAACGATCACCTCCCCGGCGGTGAATGGGGGGACACGGAGGTGTTCCGCCCGTGACCGAACGATGGACTCTTGCGGACCCCGCGCTGAAGTCGACTGTGACCAAACGGCCAGGCCCGGGGAACCTGTTGGACGTCGAGTTGGAAGACAAGAGAGCGGTTCACGAACTCGGCGGTGTGCTGCGCGCTGCTCGCCGGGGTCTTCTCGGTCCTCCGCTGGTGAAGTTCCTGGGTACGACCGAGTCGGCGCTGATCAAAGCTACCGACAAAGTCTGGGCTGAAGAAGTCAAGGCCAAAGAGGAAGGCCGCACGATCTACAACGGGTTCATAGCGAGAGGTACGAAGTGAACAGGATTGCTATGACCGCGCTCGGAGGGTTGTCCCTAGCCGGCGCGCTGGTGTTCGGGGTAGCCGCCGGGATCGCCCGGGTTATCGCTGTACAAGACACGACGGAGGAAGAGGTGATCGAGTGAAGGATCTGACCGCGGTTCAGTACATCACAGCTCTTCGGGTACTAGAGGAGCACCAGCCTGCCGAGTACTCCTGGGGAGTCGAAGGCTGTACGTGCGACGCCAGCGTTGAGTTCGGGCAGCAAGCTGAGCATCAGATGCGGGAGATCGTCAAAGCACTCAGGGAGGGCTGATGCTGTCGATCATGCAGTCGATCGAGCAGAAAGGGAACGCGGGTGACCCTCTGCCTGTACCGTTCCGGTCGCTGACCAAGCAGGGCATCAACTTCCTGCGAGGGCAGCTGGCGCTGATCGCGGCAGCACCAGGAGGGGCTAAGTCGGCGTTCACGCTCGCTCTAGCGCTCAAAGGCCGTATCCCGACGTACTACCTCTCGGCTGACTCGGACGCGTTCACGCAGTCGACTCGCATCCTCTCGATGGAACTCGGGATGCCGCTGGCTGAGTCCGCTCGGGCGGTGCGCGAAGGGCAGCTGCCTCCGCAGGTGCTGACGTGGAACGCGGCCCCGGGGAACCCGCACGGTATCCCTATCCGGCTGAACTACTCGGCGCAGCCGACGCTCAAGGTCATCGAGACCTCGCTGGCCGCGTACGAGGAGACGTTCGGGAACTACCCACAGCTGATCGTGATCGACAACATCACGAACGTCATCACCGGCGTAGCCGCGAACGACGAGGACCCGTTCGGCGGTCTGGAAGTACTGATGGACTGGCTGCACGAGAAAGCCCGGGAGACCGGCGCGTGCATCATCGGTCTGCACCACGTCACCGCTGACAACAACTCCGGTGACAAGCCGATCCCGCTGTCGGGGATCAAGGGGCAGATCGGCCGCGTACCCGAGCTTGTAGCCACCTTGCACCGAGTCCCGTCGACGTTCGGCGGGGACACGCTGAGGGTGTCGGTGGTCAAAAATAGGTCAGGAAGAGCTGACCCATCGGGCCGGCTGTACGCCGAGCTGAAGTTCGACGGCTCGAAGATGGAGATTAAGGATTTATGAAGCAAAGGATGAGCATCATGGGGCTTTCGTGGTCAAGACCGGTAGCTGTCTACACGAACACAACAAGTGTGACTGCCAACGACCAAGGCGAGAGCGGATCGACGGCTCTTGAGGAGCGGATTCTCTCCGCCATCCAGACTTGGCCTGACCGCGCTTGGCTGAGTCTCCCAGGGCCGGTGGACTTGGGACCGAAGCTGGCGGCCCACATCGCGAACCAGCTACGGGGGGATTTTTGATGCCAGATAACTTGATTCGTAACGAGGAGACCGAAGGTCCCGGAGTGCCTAACGACGTTACGGTGTTCACCACAGGCCCGGACTGTTTCAAATGCACGCTCACCAAGAACGCGTTGACCCGAGGCGGTGTGGAGTTCCGGGAGGTCCGCGTGGACCAGGACCCCGAGGCTCTGAAGCTGGTGAAGCAGAAAGGCTACGAGACCGCTCCGGTGGTTCACGTCGCCGGCACCGGTGCGTGGTGGGACGACTTCCGGGCCGACAAGATCCAGGAGCTGATCAAGGCGGTTAAGGCGTGAGCATCGAGCAGCTGATCGCTTACTCGATCATCGCGTGGGGCGCAGGTCTGTGGCTGGTCGGGTGGCTGGATGGCGAAGGCTAAACGACTACCCGAGTGTGTCGACTGCCGTCGTGACGGAGTAACAACAATCCGCAAGCCTGCACTGACACGGTCAGGTAAGCCGGTCCCCGGCAAGCGGTGCGTGACACACGAACGGGTGCGAAAAGCGACCACGAAGCTGACGGCCAGGGAGAAGCACCTCCTAGAGCTCTATGACCTCAGCTTGGAAGAATACGACGCGATCAAGGATTACCAAGGGGGCAAGTGCGCCATCTGCCAGAGAGCCACAGGTGCCACGCGCGCACTAGCAGTTGACCACGATCACGCTACGGGCTACGTCAGGGGCACGATCTGTGCAACCGACAACAAGATACTTGGACACGCTCGTGACTCAGTCGAGTTCTTCAAGCGCGCTATCGACTACCTGGAGAACCCGCCTGCGTTCGCGGTGATCGGGAAACGGATCGCTCCTATCGAGGTCGCCAACGCGACCAGCAAAGCTGGACGCTCCGGACGTGCTTCCGCTGCGTCCAACTTGAATCGTAACCAAGGAAGGAAGAAACGATGAAACCGACTGCACGCCCGAACCTGCTCCGTCAGCAGCTGCTGGGGGCTCTGCTGGATCCGCGTAAGTACGCGCTGGCCCGGAACGTCTCGGAGCACTCCGTGGACCGCACCGCTCGGAGGTGGGGTAAGTGAGCTGGATGAAGATCGAGGCGATCGTCAAGGTCGATCCGACCACCGACACCGAGGACGTCTACGAGTTCCTAGACGACGCGCTCAAGCAGCAGTTCCCGTACCACGAGGGTATCGAAGTGTACGAGGTCGTCCGGTGGAACCTTCACAAACGCTGATCGCGAAGGTCATCGAGCGGCTGGCCCCTGACTGGGTACCGCCCGAGGACACGGGCCGGGTGTGGATTCCCTGCCTCTGCTGGCACCACGAGGAGTCGCGGCCGTCTGCCGCGGTGTCGTACCAGCTGAACGCTTTCAACTGCCTCGCTTGTTCGGCGCGGGGCAACGCGATCACGTTGCTGATGACTTACGAGGAGGTGAACTATCAAACAGCAGTCGAAAGAGCACAAGAGCTATCTCCTTCAGGCGTCGCAGCGTTATCACAAAGCACTGGCTGGGTCCGCGGCCGAGGAGTATCTGGCAACCCGCGGGCTGACCGCGCCGGCTATCGCAGAGGCGGTGACGCAGTTTCGCCTCGGGTACGTGGAGGAACCGCTGCCGGGTCACGAGATGTACAAAGGGATGCTCGCTATCCCTTACCTGCGATGGGCTCCGGACGAGCGGTGGCAGGTGGTCTCGCTGAGGTTTCGTCGCCTAGACGCCGCCGAGGGTAAGCCGAAGTACCTGACCGTCCCGGGCGACACCGGGCGGCTGTACAACACGCTGGCGCTGCTGCAGCCGGCTCAGCGCGTCGGGATCGCGGAGGGCGAGATCGATGCGTTGACAGCGTCTGTCGCGGGGTTCCCCACGGTCGGGGTTCCCGGTGCGCAGGCGTGGAAAGAGCACTTCCGCGAACCGTTCCTCGGGTACCGGGAGGTGCTGATACTCGCGGACGGTGACGATGCGGGGATGCAGTTCGCTGAGACGGTGGCGGGTGTTCTGCCCAACGCCAAGATCATCCCGATGCCCGATGGCTCGGATGTCAACGACCTGGTGCTCAGCCAGGGAGTACAAGCACTGAAAGACAAGGTAGGGATATGACAGAAAGCATCCTGGAAGAGGCGCAGCGCCTGATCCACGGACCTCGCAACAAAAACTACGGGCACCCCCGGGAGAACTTCGCCGACATCTCCGCGTTGTTCTCCGCGTACCTGGAGCGCCCGATCACTGACCTCGACGTCGCGAACCTGATGATCCTGGTCAAGGTGGCCCGGGTGAAAGGTACGGGGTACCACCGGGACTCTTACACCGACATCGCGGGTTACGCCGGCTGCGCCGAGCGTATCTACGAGGAAGACCCCCGGATCGAGATTCCCATCGACCTGGATTCCGGGGTGTCTTCCGATTGGCTCTTCGACGAATGCGAAGAGCCGGAGCCGGTAGAGGAGGACGGTCAGCTCGCTCTGTTCGATCTTCCGCTGCCCGACGACTTGATTCGTAACGAGAACGAGGACTCTCTGTCTTGGGTGGACGCGCTCAACGACATCACGTACTCGGACGGCGAAGACGAGGACGCTCTCGTGGATCTGGACGAGGAGGAGCCAGTGGAGGACGCCGAGTTACCTGTCACTCCGGAGCTCACCGCTAAGCAGTGGCGGCTCACCGACGGGTCCTGGGAGTTACCTGGACCCGTGGAGTTGCCTGTGGATTCGATGGCAAGGCCCGTTCACCGAGGTGGTCGAGTGAGCGACTACCACGACATCCACCGCAGCATCGAAACCCCTCAGAGCGGCATGTCCTTACACATCGACCTCGACACCGTCACCTACACATCTGTCACCAACGCGATCAACGCGCTGGACGACGTCTACCGATCAGTACGCGCGGAGCTATCCCTCCTCGCAGAGAAGGGAACCAAATGACAAAGCGCATAGTCTTTCTGCCCGACACGCAGCTGCCTTACGAGTCCCGTAAGGAGATGCAGGCCGTCATCCGATTCATCGGCGCAACGCAGCCGTACAGCGTTGTTCACGTGGGTGACATCCTGGATCTGCCCCAGCCCTCGCGATGGAACAAAGGCACAAAGGGCGAGTTCGAGGGTTCGGTGTACCGCGACGCTGACTACGCCAAGAAGCACCTTCTGGAACCTCTCCGCAAGGTTTACGACGGGTGGATCGGGGCTCATGAAGGGAACCACGACTGCTCCTGGACAAACGCCCGGGCCGTCACCCGACGAGGGTTCGTCCACGTCGATGACCTGACGACCGACGACGAGGTTATGTCGGTGGACGACCAAGGACGCACGATCTGGCAGCAGATCGATGAGGTTGTCCGGTTCCCGTTCTCGGGCACACTGTACTCCCTCGGAGGCCGGGAGATCAACGCGACCATCACAGCGAACCACCGAGTGGTGGGCCTGAACCGGGAGAAGACGAAGTGGGTCGAGCACACCCCGACGTCGCTGCCCGGAAACAAGATGTGGGTCTACACCGCCGGCGAGGGGTCGAACGAGGACTACCCGCTCACCGACACCGAGATCCGACTCGCGGTCTGGGGGCTCACGGATTCGCATCGCTCGCCCGATGGGCGCTGGACGTTCTACCAGTCAGGCGAGAAGGCGGAGCAGGTCCGGAAGCTGCTGGCCGACGCAGGCATCGAATACCGGGAACGGGCACGTAACCGGGGCATCACCGAGATCGACGGCAAGGTGCTGAAGGTTCCTCCGAAGACCCAGTACGAGTTCAGCCTGGGCAAGGTTCAAGAGTTGGATGATCTGCTCGACCGAGGTCGTAGCGAGCTCCCGACCTGGGCACTGTCTCTGTCACAGCGGCAGGCCCGACTGTTCCTGGAGGAGTACCGGTTCACCGACGGTACAGACACGACCAGCGCAGGGGATTCCTACGTGCTGTACGTGTGCAAGGACCGTATGCGGGAGCAGCTGCAGATGCTGGCTGCCGCCAACGGGCTACGGGCGTCGACCACCGAGTACCGACCAGGTCACTGGCGTCTGAACATCAGCAACCGCGCATTGTCGGGACTGTACAAGAACACCGTCGAGGAGGTCGCGTACGAGGGAGAGGTCTGGTGCCTCCGAGTCCCTAACGGACGCTTCTTCATCGAAGACGGCGGCAAGATCCACCTGACCGGAAACTCCCGGGCCAGGGACTATCTCTCCAAGAACGCTCCGGCCCTGGAGGGTACGCACGCCTTCGACATCGACGTGCTGCTCGACTTCGACGGGTTCGGTGTGGAGCTGCTGCCCGACTTCTACGACATCGCTCCTGGCTGGATCTCCACCCACGGGCACATGGGGAAGATGTCGCTGTCCCAGATCGCGGGGTCGACCGCGCTCAACGGAGCCAAGAAGTTCGGCAAGTCGGTGGTATGCGGCCACACGCACAGGCAAGGCCTGGTGTCTCACTCCTTCGGCTACGGGCAGTCCATCAAGAAGACCGTCACCGGAATGGAGGTCGGCCACCTGATGGACATGAAGAAGGCCAACTACCTGCGTGGCGGCGCGGGGAACTGGCAGATGGGATTCGCGATGCTCACGGTCGACGGCCAGCACGTCAAGCCGGAGCTTGTCCCCATCCAGGGAGGCAAGTTCACGGTCGACGGCGAAACCTGGAAGGTCTGACGCCGTGGCCTTGACACGTAACGGGAACGTTCTGCCGTACCTGCACTTCGAAGCCCGGTCCCGGGAGATCCCCCGGGTCGAGCTGATCGAGGTTCTGGTCGAGGAGACCTACGCCAAGCGCAGTCTGGAGCCGGTGAATGGATGACTCTCTCCTGGACAAGCGCCTCAGACGAGGTGCGAAGTCCGCAGGGGTGGAGTGGTCTCTGACAGCCGATCAGCTGGAAGACCTGACCGGGGACCTGTGGGTCGCTGTTCTGGAGAAGTCGTCGCGGATGACCGCGGCTACGCAGCCGTCGGAGGGCGAGGCTATCTCGTTCCTGCGCCGTCACGCGTATCAGATCCTGAGCGAGTCCGCGTTCGCGGACGACCTAGCCCGGGGTGACTGGGACTACTCATCGGAGTCGATCAAAGACGCGCTCAAAGGCCGATCGGACAACGTGTACCTGATGGAGGTGATTCCTCAGGCTGTATCCCAGCTCGTGGATCGCCACCCGCCGTACGCGGAAGCGCTCAAGGTCAGGTACATCGACGGGGTGGTTCTGCGGGACCAGGCCGCCAAGGACCGGCTGAAGAATGCTCACCGCGCGGTGCTCGAAGAGGTCCACAAGGTCATCAAGCAGACCGACGACCACGACGGTCCCGGCTCGCGGTCCAAGGTGTTCCCGGACTCGATCCGGGCGCACAACGGTCCGGGTGACCCTGTCGGGGAGATGGCTACTCGTCTCGCTGACGACGGGTGGAAGTCAGCCGGCGAGGACGGTCTGACGTACCGGGAGCTGTTCGACCTGGCTACCGCCGAGCAGGTGACCTCCAGTGCTCCGAAGCATCACCGGGCGTGCCCGGTGTGCCACCACATAGTGCCGATCAGCTCGGGACGGTTCAGGGACCACCTGATCCCGTCTTGCGCAGGGTCAGGGGCTGCCGCGTGAACATCTTCGACGGCCAGTTCAGCGGTATGTCCGGCGTCGACATGTACCGAGCGTGGGTGACGCCTGAGCTCTACCCCAACAAGAAGGAAGCCCTGCTCTCCAACTGGAGTCAGCAGGATCTCGAAATGTACGTCGGGGGTCTATACACCCCCGGTTACAACAACCGGAAGGAAACCGAATGACTGTCACCACCGATCCCTGGGCCTCGAACGACAACGGCCCCGAGCAGCCTGTCGCCACCACCGCTCCTGCGACCACCGTGGTCAACAACAGCAGCAACGTGGCACCCGGCGAGGGCAAGATCGTCACCACCCTGAAGGGTGGCCGGGACTTCGACGCGCCGTGGATCGTTATCCACGCGTCGTCGGTCGAAGAGTCCGACGCTCTGCTGGACGCGAAGTTCAAGGACTACATGGACAAGGTGAAGAAGGCCGCTGCGGCGTTCGCGGGCGGATCAGCTGCACCGGCTCCCGCGCAGTCCTCGGGCGGCGGGTACCAGCGCCAGGCTCCGCAGGGTGCGCAGGAAGCCCCTGAGTGGGCTCCGCCGAAGCCGTACGACGACTTCGTCTACAAGACCGGGGTGTCGAAGAAGACCGGCAAGGTCTGGCACGCGTGGATGCCTCCGACCAAGGATGACGGTCGCGACGCCAAGTTTTTCTACGCAAATTAACTTGACTCGTAACCACCTAGGAGGGTGTAATTGAGCGAGGAAATCAAGGTTCCGAAGTTCATGGTCATGCTTCAGAACGGGTTGTTCTGGACGTTCCCGGACGACTGCGAGTACCGCATCAGCGGTGACGAGCTGGCAGTCGACTTCGGGGAAGGGGAGTACCGGGTCTTCCCGATCAAGAACAACATCGCCTACTACGGGCGAGTGATGGTCAAGGAAGAAACCCCGGAGGGTCAGATCCGCCGGGAGCTGGGTCTGTGAAGAAGTTAGTTGCAGCCGCGCTCCTGGCTCTGGGAGTGGTCGCCCTGACAGCCTGCGAGGACGACTCTGACGGCGGTCCGAACGGCGTAATCATCGTGGACGGTGTGCCTTATTTTTACTGACCACGACTTGATACGTAACCACTAACGAAGGGAGGGGCGGGTGAAGCAACACCGCTACCAGATCAAGGACGAGACAGTTCTGGTCAACGTCGTAGAGCACGAGGATGATCTCGACGGGTTCGAGAGCTTCATCCGCTCCAACCTCCGGATTCTCGGTCTCGATACCGAGACCACGGATCTGGGGATCTACAAGCCGGACTTCGGTATCCGGCTGATCCAGTTCGGTAACCCGTGGGAGTCGTGGGTCCTGCCGGTGGAGCGGGGCGGCGCGTTCGTAGGAGCCGCCGTCACCGCTCTCCAGAAGGTCCAGCGCTTCGTGATCCACAATGCCGCGTTCGACCTCCAGGTGATCGAGCGGACGCTCGGTGTGCCGATGGAGCAGATGTGGCCGAAGGTCGAGGACACCAAGATCTACTCGCACCTGGTAGACCCCCGGGCCTACAAAGAAGGCGGGACCGGCCACAAGCTGGAAGAGCTGACGAAGTTCTACATCGACCCGGTGACCGCCGAAGAGGTCAAAGCCTCGATGGCTCGCCTGGCCAAGAAGCACAAGACCACCAAAGACAAGATCTGGGCGCTGGTCGACCTGGACGACCCGGACTACGAGCTGTACGCCGGCATGGACACGATCCTGGTGTCGAGGCTGCTGGGCAAGGTAGCCCCGCTGGTGCCGGAGTCGTCGCACAAACTGATCCCGTACGAGCACAAGCTCGCTGAGGTGATGTCGTACGTCGAACGCACCGGGTTCCTGCTGGACGTCGACTACTCGGAGAAGCTGTCCGCGGACATGCTGCGGAAGGCCGAGCACTACACCGCGGTGGCTCGTTACGCGTACGGGGTCGACTCGGTGAACTCCACCGAGAAGCTGGCCGACGGCCTGGAGCGTACGGGCGTGAAGATCAAAGGCCGCACAGCCACGGGCAAGCGCCAGGTGAACGCCGAGCTGCTGGAATCTCTGGCGGAGGAGGGCAACGCGCTGGCGAAGGCTGCGATCGAGGCGAAGAAGTGGGGTTCCTGGGAGAAGACCTGGGTCCGCAACTTCATCGAGCGGCGGGACGCCAACGACCGGGTCCACCCGGGGATCAACCCGCTACAGGCGCGTACAGCCCGCATGAGCACGTCTAACCCCTCAGCACAGAACCTTCCGGCCAACGACTGGATGGTCCGACGGTGCTTCCTCGCGGACCCCGGGCAGCTGATGGTCTCGGTCGACTACCAGGCGCAGGAGCTTCGCGTCCTGGCGGCGCTCGCCAACGACCGGACGATGATCCGCGCGTTCGAGGAGGAGGCGGATCTGCACCAGGTGACCGCGGACGCCGCGGGCATGGATCGCAAGGTCGGCAAGATGGCCAACTTCCTAACCGTGTACGGAGGGGGCGCGGGCAAGCTCGCCACCAACGCAGGCATCACGTTCCCGGAGGCGAAGAAGGTGCTTGACATCTTCGCGGCCACCTACCCCGGGGTTACCGATCTGTCCAAGAGCCTGCAACGGGAGGCGGCGAACCTCGGGTACGTCGTCACCCCTACCGGTCGTCGGCTGCCCGTCGACCCTGACCGAGGATACGCGGCGCTGAACTACATGGTGCAGTCCACGTCACGTGACGTAACGGCCAGCGCTGTGCTGCGGCTGCACGAAGCGGGGATGACACCGATGATCCGTCTGGTGATCCATGACGAGGTTCTGGCGTCGGTGCCCGAGGTCGAGGCTGAGGTTACGGCTAAGGAGATCGGCCGGATCATGGAGCAGACGTTCCGAGGCGTGCTGATCAACACCGACCCGGAGGTCGGGGGCCGATCCTGGGGCGCGGCGTATCTGAAGAAAGACGAGCAACCGTCCGCAGATCCATTTCTGCGGATCCCAGCTTGATTCGTAACGGAAGGAGCAACATGGAGTTTCAAGAGTTCTGCGACCGCATTTATCAGGTGTTCTCGCAGACCACCGGTGCCGAGAACCGGTTCTGGTCGGTGACGAAGATCGTGCATGGTGACGACGAGCTTTTCGCGTTGTACGCGGTCGGCGAGGACGAGGACGACCCGTGGTTCATCGGGACGTTCAACTCGGAGGTAGACGCCGACTTCACCGCGTCGATCCACGGCGCTATCGCGGACATGGTGCGCCGGTCGATGGAAGCGATCGACGACGCGGCTCGGCTGGAGCTGGAGCGCGACAACCTGATGGGCCGGGTCTTCGACCTGGAGCTGGAGATCCAAGGGCTCAAGAGCGAGCTGGACCGTTACGAGGGGGCGGAATGAGTGTGAGATGTACAGAGCGCCGAGGCCAGTAGACGATGACGACTGACGCGCAGCGCCAAGCTTTCGAGGAGTTCCTCAAACTATCCGACGAACTTGGCTGGCCCGAAGAAAACGCTAAATGCGGAGAGCATGACCGTTGGCAGCCATGCCGACCATGTATGCGTCGGGACGGATTCTACGACGAGACGGGCAGGGTCGCCCACGTCCACGAGGCCGAGAAGGCTAAACGAATTCAAGCCTTCCATGAGCTTCGGAAACTAGACGACGAGATGGGACTTGATACATGAACATCAAAGGCGAATGGTACTGGGGTAAGAGTAAGCACGCGGTGACTGAGCTCAACGCGGAGGGATGGATCTTTACTCTCCCGCCAAGTGACAACTACATCGGACGTCACCGGCTGCCGGACGTCCGATTCAGCCAGGAGCTACCCGGCGGGACGGTCTACTGGTCGGTGAACCGGAAGAACTTCTTCCGCCGGGACGACAGCCTCCCCTCGGGGTGGGTGCAGCGCATCTACCCGCGTGTAGCTACCAGCTTCAGGACCGCGGAATGAAGCGGATGCGTGAACTGGTGCTGATCCGGATGCTCGACCACGAGGTTCGGCTGGAGCACCTGATCCAGATCATGCGGGGGTGGTTCCGGTGAGAGAGCTCTGGGGTAACGACGCCAGGAAGTGGCTGATCCGCAAGAGCCCGCACACCCAGGAGTGGATCGTGTTCCCGTCGGTCGGATCGTTCTACGGCGTCATCACGTTCCACCCGGACTACGAGTCGGCACGGGCCGACTTCATCAGGCAAACGAGGAGACCATGAGCAAGAAGAAGAAGAAATACATCACCGTCAAAGTAATCCCTATGATCCTCACCCCCGAGGAGGTGCGGCAAAAGATTGTCGACGTCATCTCCGACTGGGCCCCGATCTACTCCGATGACGCCGAGCAGGTGGCTGCCGAGATCCTATCCGGCGTCACGCTCGTTCAGGTGCGGGACGTCGAGGAGAAGGCCCAGGCCCGGGTGTGGGACAGCATCCATGCTGTCCCGCTGGGAGTGAAGGTTCGCGACCGGGAGAGTGACGTCTTCTGGTGGGACGAGAACTACGCGCTCTGGTGGACTTCGCATTGGTGGTCGGATTTGTACCGTGGGAAGATCGGCGCAGATTTCAATTCCACGTTCGGCCCGTTCACCGAGGTGATCGAATGAGCAAGAAGAAGAAAGACATCACCGTCGAGCAGCTGGTCGTGATCGCCGACCGCCTTACCGAGGCGGTGGATCTGCTGAAGATCATCTCGACGCAGACCCGTAAGTCAGAGGTGATTACGGTGCATCAGCATGACGATCCGGAACTGCAGCGTCGTAAGGTGAGCGCGGCTCAGGAGATCGAGGCCATCCGCGCCGAGGAGGCCGAGCGGTACCACGCCTACCGTGACAAGCCTCTGCAGCCGTACGTACGGGTCCACGAGGCCCCGTAAACCCCTCTAGCGCCCACGCTGACGGACGCAACCCCACAACTGAATAGAGACTACCAGAGAGCCCTCTGCGTGCCCTTACACGGCGCGTAGGGGGCTTTTCTGCGTTCTCGGGTAGCCGCTCTACGACATCCCGTCGTGTAGCCGTTCGACCACGCTACCGAGCCTGAGATGCTGCTCGTACTCCTGCAGATCCCCGAAGTCGATCGTGCGAGTCAGCCCGCCGCGGACGTCGAACGTCAGCCGAACGTTCATCGACCGGAGCCAGGTGTTCTTACCCGAGGTGTCCTGCTCCCGCCACCAGTCCCCGAACCGCTGCCCGGTCTCTCGCCACTCCCAACCAGACGGGCGAGCCTCTAGCCCTTCCAACTCCTCCTGACGCGCGGCCAGCGCCGCAATACGGGCATCCAGTGCTTCGCGCTGCGGAGACCCGGCCCGGTACGCCGGGGAGCCGATCAGCGACGTCAGGTCCACCAGCTCCGCGTTCACCTCCGCGAGTTCTACCGCCGAGTCCGAGCCGGCTACCCAGACTTTCTCCAGACGCTCCGCGTCCCCGAGCAGATCCAGCACCTGCTCCTCGCAGAACGCGTCCCACTCGGCCATCGCCACCGTGCCGTTCCCGCAGTGCTTCGGGAACCCCATCGAGCGGCAGCGGTAGCGCGGGTTCTTGCGCTGGCCCCCGGCGAACTTGTACGCGGGCTCCCCGCACACCGCGCAGAACAACACCCGCAGCAGCAGCGACGGGGTAGACACCGCGGGCTTGGTCCGGTCGGTCTTCACGAGCTCGGCGCGCAGCGCCTCTAGCTGCTCTCGCGTCAGGATCGGCTCAGACCGCACCAGCGGAGCTCCGTCGTCGTCTCGGACGGTCTTCCCGTTCAGCGTCGCGTACCCGAGCATCGCCTCGGAGATCAGCGACCGCTTCAGCGCGGTAGCCGACCACTCCCGGCCCTGCGGCTCGCGGCCTTGCAGCTTCGCGAAGTAGTCCTTAGGCGACAGGACACCGCGCCGGTTCAGGTCGTGGGCCACCAGGTGCAGCGGCTCGTGGCTGTCGACGACGCGGTGATACACCTCGAGGATGCGCTCTCGCTGCACCGGGTCCGGCACCAGCCGCCACTCCCCGTCCACGCGCGTAGGCAGGTATCCCCACGGCGGCAGGGAGCCGCGGTATTTCCCGGCGCGGATATTGAAATGCGCAGCCGAACGGTTCCGCTCTTTGATCGCTTCTAATTCCATCTGCGCCACCGTTCCCATAAGCGCGATGACGACCGCCGCGAACGGCGTCGTCGTGTCGAAGTGGGCTTCGGTCGCGGAGACGACCAGCTTCTTGTGGTCCTCGGCCCAGTGGACCAGCTGCTGCAGATGCCGGATCGATCGGGTCAGCCGGTCTACCCGGTACGCCACGATCACATCGAACGGTTGCTCCTCGAACGCTAGCCACCGGGCCAGGTTCGGGCGGCGCTTCCGGTCGAACGGATCGACCGCTCCGGAGACGTCCAGATCCTCCGCTACCCCGACGACGTCCCACCCGCGCTGGGCGCAGAGCTGCTGGCAAGACTCCAGCTGACGCTCGGGTGAAGTCGTAGCATCGGTGACACGGGACAGGCGGATCACTACCAGGGCTCGCATGGTTTGTACCGTACACCACTGAGACCGCGGTGGTTGACCAGACAAACCACGAAGACACAGGTCATCACGGCCATACCCACTGAAACAAGAAAAGCCCCCTACCCGGCCCGCGAAGGCTAGGTAGGGGGTTTCTTGGTATGCGGGGTTAGATCACCACGGATCGGTGGTCTCGGTCTTGCCGCGGCCTCCGCCGCAGTGGCGCTGGCACTTGTAGACGTGCTTGGTGCCGTCCATCTTGTACGAGCCGTCGGCGTGCTTGGCGTAGGTCCAGTCAGCTCCTGCACCGCCGGAGCCGGTAGCGCAGGCGTGCTTGTAGATCTGACCGTGACCGAAGCCGTGGTTCGAGCAGTGAGCCGGAGCAGCCTGGGCGATCGGTGCGATACCGAGCCCGAGACCAGCCGCGAGGATGCCCGCAGCAGCGATAGTGCGTAACATAACAGTGCCTTCCTGATGGTGGGTGTGCGACCGACGGGGTTGGTTCTCAGGCCTTAGCCCCGCCGGTCGTTCTCTCGCAGACGACTTTACTCGTAACCGGGTTACGTGTCAAGCGCGAGTTATTCCCACTCGATCAGGACGTAGCCGTCACCGCCAGCGCCACCGTGGGCCGTGGAGGACCCACCGAGACCTCCCCCTCCGCCACCGCCGCCGCCGTACTTACCGCCGTTGCCGCCGTTGCCCATGCCGCGCCCTCCGCCGCCGCCCGCGCCGGGATTCCCGCCTGTCTGATCGACCGCACTCGCGCCGTTAAAGGTGGTATCACCGTTACCGTTGCCGCCGGTTGCGCCGGTACCGTGAGTGGAATTGCCACCGCGGGCACCGTGACTCGCCGACTGCGACGAGGAGTACCCGCCGCCACCGCCGCCGCCAGCGCCACCGCCGTCCGGGTTATCGACGCCCGGGTTACCGTTACCGGTGCCGCCGCCGCCGCGATCCGACCCGGCAAGAACGGTTGCCTCAGGAACTCCGTTTGTCAGGGATGTCCCGCTGTCGGTATTCCCGCTCCACCCGGAGCTGGTCCCGCCGCTTCCACCGCCGCCGTAAGCGGCTCTCAGCAAGACGCTCCCGGAGGTGAATATAGAAGGGGTGCCTGGGCTACCCGGCTGCCCTGAGCCAGATGTGCCCGATGCAGGCGACCCGCCTGAGCCGCCCAGGCCCCGCTGGATGCTGTACGTGCTGCCCATCGATGATCTCGGAACCCATACGCGGGGGATCTTTGAGCCGCCTCGTCCACCGGACCCGCCGCGTCGGGTGGTCCCGGAGGGGCCTTTGTAGCCTGCTCCCCCGCCACCGCCGCCGCCGAAGAGGGTAACCCAGCATCCGGATGCGCCCTCGGGTACCGGTTCGTCGTAGATATCCGTGTATCCGGGGTCTTCGCTGGAGATGCTGAACGGGGTGAAGTCCGGAACCGGAGGCCAGATCTTCATCGCGCCGACGTAGATCTTCGCCGCAGCATCCCCGACGAACACACCGACAACGTCTAGGCCACCGACCTTCAGACTCATTCGATGACCACGTAGATCGTGTCAGGGTCCGGAGACCCCAGCTCGTCGTAGTCCTCCTGGGAGATCACCAGGATCGACTTACCGCCGAGCGCGTCTTGCATCGCGTTGTGCTCCGAACCCAGCTGGTTCAGAAACGCCGCGTCAACCTGCTGACCGACACCGTCTACCCAGTTCTCGGGAAGTGCCATGCGTGCTCCTTAGAAGCGGATAAACCCGTCGGTCGGCCACACAACCTGGATGTCCGAGCCGTTCGGGATGACGAATTGGTAGGTAGGGGAGTCGTGGTAAGACAGCAGCGTCGACGTAGACGCGGTACCGGTGTGCTTGTAGACGATGACCGCCTCACCCGTGTCACCCGTAACTTCGGGGAACACCGTCGGGTCAGCCTTCACCCAGCCGGCGGAAGTCACCGACTTACCGGTCAGACTCTCCGAGACAGCGATGATCGCCCCGGACGGGATGTTCGCCAGCGTCGTGTGCGACGTCAGGTTCACGGTGTAGTCGTCGGCGTCGATCATCAGCGCCCGGATGTCGTCGTTCAGCCAGTCGATATCGCCTCTGGCTGCCGCAGCACGGCAGCTGTTGTAACGAGCAGAAATCTCTTGTCTCCTTAGATCTCGAACGGCACATCAGCCGGGATCTGGTTGTCTCCGGTGGACTCGACCGTCAGGTACAGCGTCGGGTCACGGACCTCGTCCACGTCCTCAGCAGGATCAGGACGGAAGATCCAGTCCCGGTGCCCGGTGGACTCGGGGTCGAGCAGGTAAGCGATCTGATAGAACAGATCGACCGCGTCGACGTGGGCCGAGAAGTTGTTCAGAGTCACCGCGATGACCGATCCGTCTTCGGAGTTGTAGAAGATGACCGCGATGTAGCCGCCGAGGTTGCCGACCCAACCCTGCCACGCTCCCCAGCAGATCGAGTTCAGACCGAACCCCATCCAGCCCGGGCCCTGATGAGGTCCCGCAGGCTCGTACTCGACGTACGTCGTGAAGATCTCTTCGCGGAGCTGCTGCATCTCCTCGGACAAAAACGTCCCGTCGTACAGCGCTTTACCGAACCGAACGAAGTCCTCCATGTTCCCGGCGAGAGAACCGGCAGCCCCCGACCACGAGGTCGAGACCGCGGTGAACTCCAGGTCCTGGGACGTCGGGTAGCCGAGGAACGCCGCGAGGAACGCGAACGGCCCGAGGATCGCTTGGATCTGCGGCAGCGCCAGGTTCGGGGTCCAGCCCCGGACATACGGCGGGTTCATGTAGTTCGTCGTCGGCCAGTGCAGCGACGGCATATCGACCTCGGACTGCCACTCTTGCACGACGATCTGATCGACCGTCCGGCCGTCGTTGTAGACGGACTCCAGGACCTTGCCCAGCAGCCACGAGGCCGCGTTCGAATACGACGAGCCCTGACCCGGCGCGAAGTTCACCACCGAGTTACGGATGTAGTTCAGCGGGTCGAACGAGTTGGTCGGGCTGAGGAAGTACGTCTGCTGGACCGCGGGGTCTGTCATCCAGTCTTTGAGCCCGTCCTGGAACAGCAGCAGCTGCCGGATCGTGATCTGGTCCCCGTTCGGGACGCCGGTAACGAACTCGCCGATCGTGTCGTCCCAGTCCAACAGCTCGTCGTCGATCGCTTTGAGGATCAGGGTGTGAGTGAACATCTTCGAGCACGAGCCGTACCGGAAGTTCTTCTCCAGCGTCAGCGGAGTGTTCGAGGTACGGTCCCCGCCATACGCTTTGTAGTACGACCCGGTCGGGGTCTCGACCCCGATGATCGCGCCGTCAGCGACCCTGCCTGACGTCGGTTTGATCTTCGCCGCTACCAGCGCATCGATCTGCGCCCGGACCACCGGGTCCAGCGGGTCAGCCGGAGACAAAGCGTCGGTGACAGCTTCCGCCTCCAGCTCAGCCAGCGTCTTGGGCAGCGACTCGTTACCCGCCATGTCGATAGCGGTGATCGTGATCTGCTCGGAGTAGTCGGTATCCGGAGACAGCCCGGTGATAGTCACCGAGCCGAGCTCCGTCACAGGGGAGGTGTTCTGTCGAACGCCGTTGCGGTACACGTTGTAACCGCGAAGTCCGCTAGGCATCGTCGACAGCTCCCGAGGGTGTGATAGTGATCGAGGTGGACGTCGCAGACACATCGACGTGCAGCGCAGAGACGTTCGGAGGCGTAACGTCGCCTTCGCCGTCGCCCACGACCTCACCGGGCAGAGCGCCCTTGCGGAACTGGACAGCCGCACACGCGGGTCCACCGGGACCGCCTTGGGTGTAGATACCGAGCCAGTGGCCGCCGTTACCGCCGCCGCCGGGCTTGGTACCAGCGCCGCCGTACGCGTGCTGATCGCCGCCAGCGGCCAGCTTCAGGCCGTTGTATTCGACTTCCTCGATGCCCTTACCGACCGGCTTGCCGAGCGCCACAGGGCGCTGACCGGAGCCGTTAGCACCGTTGGCAGCGGACACCTCGAACCCAGGGATCGACAGCTCAGCGCCGTCCCACTCCAAGATCGTGGTGGTACCGGAGAAGTGCTCACCACGGGTCCAGGTCACGGTGTTGACACCGCCGGGCTGACCGGGGTTGCCGTAGAACCCGAGGAACCCGTCGGCACCCTCGCCACCCTTACCGGTGACGATCGCGTCGATGCGGTCGCACCACGCCGGGACCGGGATAGCCACAGGCTTCTCGAAGAACTCGACCTGCGGGTCGTGGTGATCCGAGCCGGTGCCGGTGTCCACCGCGATACCGACGCGGGGGACGTTGTCGGTCCAGGCGACATCGGCTTTGTCCAGCGTGGCCGGGGGAAGAGAAGGCGTCGACAGCGATCTGGTAGCCCCGACGTTGCCGATCGGAGCGCCGTCGTTGTCCGGGAGGTTGAAGTCCCGGCCGCGCATCGTGTGCGTGCCGCCGACGGCGATGAACTCGTACGCCAGCAGGTCGCCGGCTACAGCCGCGATCGGGGTAGTGAGTTCGTACGCCATGTTCGCGCCGGGAGACGCGGAGCCCGCCAGCAGACCCGCGATGTTCTCGGACTGGTGGATCAGCTCGCCCAGCTCCGGGTCAGAGCGGTCGTCGACGCAGCGGTAGACGTTGATGTAAAAGTCGGTGATGCCCGAGGTGCCCCAGCCGATCCAGGTGATCAGGCCGATAGGCATTGACTGCTCGATGACATCGAACGCGATGATCGAGGTTCCGGGGGCGACCGAGACCGTGGAGTTCAGGGTGTCCAGGTCGAAGTTGCCGCGCTCGGACTTGTACAGCCCGGACTTCGGCTTCTTGTTGTTCTGGATACCGAGGATGTCCCAGGCGAACCCGCCGCGGGCAGCCGCCGAGGAGATCTGCTCGATCAGCGACTGGAGATCCGAGATCCCCGCACCGATGCCGGTGACCCCGACGATGCCCGAGACGATCGCATCGACGATGCGCTTGATGGTCTCTTCGATCGACCCGCCACCGAGCACACCTCCGACCGCGCCGGGGCGGATGTTGGTCAGCGAGAAGATCAGGTCTTCGATCGTGTGCCCGATGTTCAAGGTGCCGGTGAGAGCCTGAACGATCGCGTCGATCACCGCGCCGATACGGGCCGCGGCGTGCTCCAGTTCGTCGCGCAGCTCTTGCGGCAGATACGAGAGGATCTGCTCCAGCACCCGCGGGGTCTCGCGGATCGCACCCATGATGGCGTCGACCGCGCCGGCTACGGTGTTGAACGCGCCTTCCAGCACGTTCGGGATGAAGTCTTTGAACTTCTGCAGCGCTTCCAGCGGCAGGCGTAGCAGCAGCTGCGGCAGCACCAGCAGCGCGTTGGCCGGGTTGAAGTCCGGGACCTGGAACAGCGACCGGGCGATGTCCTCGGTCATGTCCTGGCCGTAGCGGTAGTCACCGCCGCCGATGACGAACGCACCGTCTGGAACGTCAGGTACCCACTGGTCGTCAGCCACTAAGACCTCCGTTACATATCAAGTTCAGAGCAGCAGTTCGGCCGGGGGAGCCGGAGGCTTCCGTCCCGGGATGTGCTTGCTGATCCACGACTGCAGGACGCGGATGTAATCGATCGACAGCTGCAGCCGGGTCTTGGTCGTGTAGTTCTCTTCTTCGAGCTGGTTGACGCGCACGGTCAGGTCCGCGATCTCCGCTTTGAGCGGGGCGATCAGAGTCACCGCGGTCTCGACGAAGATCTGCGAGGCCTCCGCCTCGGTCTTCTCGATCTCGGCAGGCTCCCGTCGCCGGGAGCGCCACTTCTCGCCGTAGATACCGATCGCGATGCCCGCAGGACCGCTAGCCACCGCCAACCAATCCAGGACCGCGGTCACCGTTTCGTAGGGGTGACGTGGCGGCGGATCACGAATCCGAGGACGAACGGTGCAGCCACCGCGTAGATAGCGACCGCCTGGTCGATCCACGAGACGTCGAACGTCTTACCGAGGACGAACCCGGCGAAGCCCAGGCCCGCGGCCACAGCGCCGCGCAGCACCGCAGGCTCAGGGACGTACTCCTCGATACCTTCGATGTCACCGTCTTTGTCCAAGTCCCAGCCCAGGTGCGGGATCTCGAAGCCGCCTGTGTCCAGCTCGGCGAGGTCCATCTCTTCGGTAGGCAGGTCAGACACGTGCAAAGGCTGGGTGTCTTCCAGGTCTGGCATAAGCGGGCCTCTCATTCGACCGCAGCCTGATGCTGCGGCAGTGGTGCGGTAGGAATCAGGCCCATTTGCTTGTAGATGTCGAGCTGGGCTTGCTGCTCTTGCTGGGTGAGCGTCCGAGGATCTTGGACACGGAACTTCGGAGGCTCCGGGGTATCCGAGGGAACCCACTGCGCAGCGGGGTTGTAGTGGCTCCGCGGCCCGCGGGCGGGAGCCTGGAACTTCTTGGTCTGCTGCGGCAGCTTGCTGACGTGGATGTTGCCGTTCTCGTCAGCGAGCCGGCGCAGAGAGTCCACATGCACAATCCCGAGCTCCGTGAAGTGCTTCGACCAGTACTTGGCCATCACCGGGTTAGACAGCGAATGGCCTCCGGACGGGTGGGGGAGTCCCCAGAAAGCCCAGGCAAGGGCTTCCTCCGGCTTGTCCGGGTCGGCGTGTTCTTGGGTCAAGGGTTTGTGCATGTGGCGGGCTCTCTTCGTTACGTATCAAGCTCGGCTGCTACAAAATGCCGAGCTGTCCGAGGTTGGAGTTGATGTACTGGATCAGTTCGAACGCCTTGAGGATCGGGTCCTCCGGCTCTTTGTAACCGATCGTGATGGTCCAGCCCTTCGGGCCGTCGGACGTCCACTCGTAGGTGAGCTTGGTGACCCGCTCCACGAAAATCGTGTACGGATCGGGGTAGCCGAGGACCGTGGTGCCGACCCGGTCACCGAGCCAGAAATGCCCGTGACCACGCTCACCGATGACGTACGGGGCAGCGTCGGACACCTGGATCTCGTGCGAGTGCTTCGCCCGGGTAGCCCACTGCTTAGCGCGGGCCGCCATGATCGCGGAGATCGTGAACGCTTTGTCAGCGCCGTCGACCCAGCCCTCGTTATAGTGGAAATCCCCGAGCCCGGTGACGATGTCCTCCAGGCCAGCGATCGGCAGGCTCAGGCCTGCTGCGCGGAGCGTGGGAATCTCCATGAACGCGAGGACCACGTTCTCGTACAGCGGACGGGCGACCGCGTCCATGATGCCGCCGAGCGGCGGGAGGTCGATCGCGCCGCCGAACGCGCCGAGCGTGGCTAGCTGGGAGTTGATCAGCGACGTCAGGAAGTCGCCGCCCATGTTGATGCCGGCCGAGATGATCTCGTTCACCCCGGGCATCGACTGCCCGCCGAGCACGAACGACGTGTCCGTGGCCTCGGTGTACGTGAACTTCGAGGACTCGATGCCGGTGTACGGGGACTCCATGAACACCACGTGCGGAGCCTTCGGGTACGTCCCGAGGAACCCCGGGGTGTAGTACTCACCCGGGTAGGTCGGTAGACCGGTGTAGATGTCGATGCCCTCGGTCATGCCGTCCGACGCGATGTTCATCACCGCGCGGACCAGACCGGTCAGCAGCGACCCGCCGAACGCTGTCTCCGAACCCCACCCGGAGTTATCGACGATGTCCCAGACCAGGCAGCCGTGGCGCAGCGGGATCAGCGAGGCTATGCCCTCGATCAGCGGCAGCCCCAGCTCACCGGACAGCTCCGCGAACGGGTGCGGGTCCTCGCCGTGGAAGTACCGGCGGCACACGATGGTGAGCTGCGAGTCGGCCAGGACGTTCTTCGCGGTGTCGTGGAACGACTTGAACCGGGAGAACACGATCGTCAGCGGAGAGTTGTCCGCGAGGAACGGGAACGGCTTGACGATGTTGCGCCAGTTACCGGGGTTCAGCGAGAACGGGAACCACTCGGAGATGTCCAACGGGTTGTCGGGCAGCGTCCACAGCGAGGACTCCAGGCGGAGGATGTTGACGAACAGCGTCAGCAGCAGCGCCCACTTCGCGGGGCCGAACATCACCCACAGCTTCGGGAACTGGAACTCGGGCCGCAGGAACGGGTTCGCCCACACGTAGATGTGCTTGAGCTCTTCGTAGTCGTGCTTGAACACGACCTCCATGTAGACGTCGCCCTCTTTGGTCCGGACGATGTCGTAGTGGTCCATGCGGCCCGTCCACCGGGCACCCTGCTTGTCGAACGAGACGTGGACGTTGCGGCGGGCGCGGCCTTTGTGGGACGCGATCCACTTAGCGAGGTAGTGGTCCAGCGAGATCGTGATCGACGCGGTGCCGGTCTCGTTCTCGATGAACTCGAACTTGTGGCTGCGCTCCCCGACGAGTTGGCCGCGGAGCTTGTAGTCGCCGTCCCAGAGGCGGATCAACGGCGGCGCGATCCGCTCGTCTTCCCGCTTCTGGCGGCGCTTCATGACGGTGTCCCAGAGCTGCTGGTGACCCGCCAGGGTTGTCATGTCTGCGGCGGGAGCTGGCATCAGCTCACCCCGAAGCCGAACCCGCTACGGTCTTCCTCGTAGTACTCTTCGTCGTACTCGGGCTCCTCGGGAGCCAGCTCGAACGAGCCGCCCGTGAGGTTGATGTACTCTTCGGCAGAGCCGTCGCCGGTGATCTCCAGGCTCAGGACCGGGATGCCGAACAGGCGGAGGGTAAAACCCATCTGACCTGGCCTTTCAGACTATTCTAGGCCCCACGGACGGGACCAGGCGCGCGGAAGGCGCAGCGTGGCAATCTGCCCGGGGACAGCCCCGGACACGGACAACTTGAACGTGACCTCGCCGGTGTACGGCGGGATGTAGTGCAGGAACCGGACAGAGTTCATCCGCTCCCAGATCGGGGAACCAGACTCCGAAGACACCTGCTCCTCGCGAGGGTCGGAGTCGACGACGACGTTCTCAGCCGGGTACGTGTAGCCCTCGCGGAGAACCACCACGCGGCTGCCGACCTCGTACCCGCCGGTCAGACCGTCCGTATCGACCGTCATGGTCGGGACGTCCACGCCTTGCAGGTCGTCGGTGAACCGGACGACGTACGGGCGACCGCCGTCGACGTTGGTAGCGGTCTCGATCGAGAGGTCGTCGCCTTCCAGACCGGAGGCGTCACCCACCAGCTGCGGCAGGTTCAGACCGCCAGCAGCACGCTGGAACGACACGACGTACAGCCGGTCTCCGTCCTGCTCGGTGGTCACCTGGACATCGAGCCCAGCACCGCCCGAGAGCGTGCCGACATCCCCGGTCATCTCGTCGATGTCGATACCGCCGACGCCTTTGCCCGAGGCGTTACCGCCGAACAAGCCGCCGATGAAATCGATGATCCCCGAGATGATGTCGGTGATGACGCCCTGACTCTGGGCTTCGCCGAACGTGATGCGGTACGGCGAGTAGAACCACTCGTTCAGACCCTCGACCTTGACGTAGTTACCGTCGATGTTCGGCAGGTCCGCGATCCGGGCCGCCACCGTAGCCGGCGTCGCGTTGTACGCGATCGGAGCCGTGGTCTGCCCGTCGAGCGTCAGCGTGAACGAACCCGAGGTCGGTTCCCCGACCAGCTCGACCAGCTGGACCTCGTTGATCTTCGTCGACTTCACCCTGACGTCGGCGGAGCCGATCGAATCCAGCCCCACCAACGCGCCCTGAAGGTCGGCGTCGGAGGCGTTGAACGGGATACCGACCGTGGTCTCCGAGCCCAGCGACAGCGTGAACGTGCCGCCCAGAGCGCCGCCTTTGAGGCGAACCGTCCGAACCTCGTTCGTCGCCCCGCCGAGAGACACCTCGACGTCGTTGGCGGAGATACCCGACAGCGCGATCAGCGCAGCGCGGACCTCGTTCGGGGTCGCGTTGTAAGCGATCGGCTCGGTCCACTCATCGCCGTACCCGATCTTGAACGTGCCGCCGGTCGGGCGGCCGTCGATGTAGATCTGCTGGACTTCCTCGACGCGCAGACCGCCGATCTGCCCGGGCATCCGGATACGTCGGGTGCCGAGCGACGGGTCCTCGTCCTCGTCGAGGTCGAGCTTGTAATCCGGGACCGTCCACAGCGTGGCCGGGGACTTCGGAGCACCGAGCCACGGCAGCCCCGGGATGTACGGTTCGGCAGGCTTCTCCGACGACCCGGGCAGCGTCCACTTCGGCCAGATGATGTTATCCGTCGGGTTCGCGTTCGGGACCGTGATCTCGATGTCCTCGACCGGAAGCTCCGGCTGCGGCCACGGCCACGGCAACGGGTTCGGATCGAACGTCGTGTCCTCTTGGACCTCGATCGGGTAGACGACATCGTCCTCGTACCAGAACGGGTCGCCCGCGACGACGACCATCTTCGTGATGTTCACCTCGCGACCGCGCGGGTCGGTGACCATGTCAGTCGTCGGGGACTCGAACAGCCGCACCTTCAGGTAGCGGTGCCCGGACTCTCCGGTGGTGATGTGGAGCTTCGCGTCGCGCTTGAACGACCACGCTTTGCGCCACGCCGAATCCCGGCGCAGCCAGGTCTCGTCGTTCTCGTCGTTGAGGATCTCGACGCCGAACACCAGGTCGCGTCGCAGGACGCGGTGGTTCAGGTACCGAGCGCCGGGGAAGTTCCCCGGCTCCTCGTACGTCGCCTTCACCGGCGGGTCGAGCAGACCCGTCACCTCGGTAGCGAGGTAGATCCCCTCGGTGCCGTTGGTGAGGTCGAACCACTCACCGTTAACACCTTCGAGTTCGACGAGGGTATCGGGGTCCAGCAGTCTGGAAGCCATGTAACTCCTCGTTACGTATCAAGTTATCGGCGTGTGTAAGTCAAGGCCTGCTTAGCGACCTCGTTGTTCTTCACCGCGATAGCGTCGTCAACCGAGTTGACCTGGATGTTCATGATGTTCCCGACCGCCTGGGTGCCCCAGTCGAGCGCGGCGTTCAGGCCGTTGGTGAGCGCGCCTCCGCCGATGCCGAGGTCGCCCATCGCCTGGTCGAGGTTCGCCCGAGCGAACCCAGCGACAGCGTCGGTACCCTGCTGCCACGAAGAAGCGATCTGCTCACCGAGGAACTGGGCTAGCGTCTTCTGCTCCCCTAGCTCTCCGGTCTGCTTCTGCTGGATCTTGAGCTGGTCCTTCTGGTAGGCCAGCTTGTCCTTCTCGGCCTGCAGCGCGTTGATCTGCTCCTGGATCGCGGCCTTGTCCTCTTTAGACCCGGCCTCGTTCTTCTGGACCTTGAGCTGCTTCTTCTGCAGTTCGAGCAGGTCCATCTGATCCTGGACGTCTTTGATCTGCTGCTTCATGTCGCCGCTGAGCAGCGAGGAGCCGTCCGCGGCCCCTGCGATCGGTTCGGCGAACGACTTGTTCAGCTCCTGCGACGTATCGAGCGTCGACTGCAGCGAGGACTGGACATCACCGAGGCTGGACTGCAAAGCAGCTGTACCGCCCCCGAGGTTGAAGGCGACGGCTCCGGGAGCGGTGCCGAACGTCTCCTTGAACGCCTCGAAGATCTGCTTGGCCATCTGCTTGGCCCGGTCGAGGACCGGATCCAGACCGTTCTCCAGGCCGGTGCCGAGACCTTCCATCAGCGCCTCGCCGGCGGGGATCAGCTCTTTCCGGTCCTTGGGCAGAGGCCCCTTGACCGCTGCAATCTTGGCGGCGATGCCGGATGCGAACGAGAGCACCGACTCCAGGCCTGCCTTGATACCGGACAACAGTCCGTCCATCAGGGCTTTACCCGCGGCCACCAGGGCCGAGCCGAAGTTACCGGCGGCGGCAGCGATCTTCCCGGGTAGCGCCTGGATCTCGGCCAGGACTCGGGAAGCGCCTTCGACGGCTGCCGAGACCATCTGGTTGAACGCGTCCCGTACAGCGTTGACTGCGACAGAGAACGCGTTGGAGATGACCGACCCGACAGAGCTGAAAGCGTTACCGACCGCGGTAAGCACCTGACGCGCTCCGGCGGAGACCCCGGCGACGATCTGGCTCCAGACCGCCGACACGCTCGTAGTGATCGAGTTCCAGACGTTCGACAGCGTCGAGGGGAGTGTGGCGATCGTGGAGGCTACCGAGGCCATCGCGCTCGCGGCGGATGTCTGCACCGAGGCCCACACCTCGGACGCCTTCATCTTGACACCTTCCCAGCCGATCTGGAGCTTGGCGAACATGTCTCGCCAGCCCGCATCCTCGGAGGTGAACGGGGCGAACAGGTCGTCTGTCAGAGCGGACCCGTCGAAGTTCGGCAGTAGGCCTGACCAAAGGTCGCCCAGACCGTTGAGGGTGTTCGACAGGTTGACGATCGACTGTAGAGATTCGCCGATCGATTCCAGGCCCTTGTTGAAGTTCTCGATGTTGCTCGGGTCTTTGAAGAAGTCCAGGCTGCTTTCGAGAATCCCGCCGACGCCTTCGAGCAGCGTCTTGAGGGAGGCCCCCAGGCCGTCGAACGTCTTGTCGAGGGTGCCGTCCTCGTTGAGTTTGTTAATCCAGTTCCGGAACGACTCGCCCGCCTGGTTGAACCAGTCGGAGACGTTCGGGAGCTTCGAGGTGAGCTTCTCGGCCAAGGTAAGTAGGCCATCGGTGAACGACCCGATACCCGGAGCGGCGCGGGAGATGGCTGCGCCGATGTTCGAGATGATCCCCTCGATCTTGGCCATCCCGGCCTCCGAGGTGATGGTGTCGGTGAACGACTTGGCGAAGTCCGCCATGCCTTGGGTCACCTTCGGCAGGCTCGCTGCCAGCATCGGGAACGCCTTCCCGAGCTGGTCAAAGACCGGCCCGAACTGCTGCTCGACCGCAGCAGACATAGACTCTTTGAGCGCCTCGAACGGCTCCTGCAGACGCTCCGCGGCCTTCTTCAGGCCGTCGATGCCGAGGGCCAGTGCGCCGATCGGCACGGCTACCGCGGAAATCAATCCGGGAAGCGTTAGAAGCGCCGAGGTCAGCAGGCCGATCAGCGGGGCGGCCAGGACGGTGATGCCTGCGAAGATCGCCGCGTATCCCGCCGGGTTGATACCGGACCCGAACGACGGCCCTTCGATGTTGGAAAGTCCGTCGGCGATCCTGCGGAAAAACCCTCGGTCAACGTCGGCTTCTACCTTGACCTTGGTTGCCGGGAGGTTCCTAGTCTTGGCCGCAACCTCGGATCGGAAGTTGCCCATGTCAGGCTCGACCGGGATCTTCACCTTCATCTTCTCGGCGGCTTCCACAGCCGCCTTCAGATCCCTGTAGAACCCATCGAGGTCCGGGGTCACCTTGATACTGAGGCGACCTACCTCTTTCCCAGCAGCCACCGGTCACCTCACTTATCTGCCCGTAGACTGGGCCTTTCGATTACGGGAGGCAGCCATACGCATGGCTGCGACGGCTCCGAACGAGCCGGGTTTGTACCGCTTGGTCCGCTTCGGATTCACCTGCGGAACCGGGAACGGTTCTGGCGGCTTGAGGCCGCTACGCTTCTTGCTCGGTGTGTTGGCGAGCAAGTACATGTACTTGAGGGCTCGGAGTTCGTTGACCATCGACGCGGTCACGTATACGTGGTCGTTCCATCCCCGGAACTGCGGCCCGCCCTGCTTCTCCGACCAGAATCGGGAGTCCCGGGGCAGCTCTTTGATCAGAGCGATAACCTCGATCGGGCCGAGTGTCGACTCGGGGTCGAACAAGGCCTTCAGGCTGAGGTTGTACTCAGACCGCAGGTCCGCGAGGATCGCGTCGCCGTAGTCGTCGATCAGTCCTCCGAGCTGGAGGCTTCCCCCGCCTGTGTCTCCTCCAGCCAACGGCTGAGAACCTCGGTGGCGACGGCCACGTCGTCATCGATCGCGTCAAGCAGGGTCTTGGAGTCTTTACCGGCCGCGAGACCGAGGATCTTGAACACGGCTGTCGCCATCTTGTCGTTGTCCGACTCGGTGGTGTCCTCGTCAGACTTCGCGTTGAACAACTTGATGACGTCGAGTTGCTTAAGGATCTCCTTACGGGCTTCCTTCTTCAGGCGCATCGCGTTGCGGAGATAGACGGTGGTGTCTTTGTCGATCTGGACCGGGACCGGGGCACCGAACTTGCGGTCGGCCTCCTCGCGGACGTTGTCCAGGCTGATGATGTTGCTCATGGTTGGCGGACCCTTCGTGTAAGTGGCGGCGGGCAGGTGAGGGGTTGGGGGAGCGGCGGCCCGCCAGAGTTACCGCTCCCCCGTCTGACACGGGTTACGTGTCAAGTTCGAATCAGGCGACGTCGACGGTTACGCCGGAGCCGCCCGTGGTGCTGTCAACGCCCAGCGCAACAGCCAGCGGACCCGAGATCTCGAAGTCCGAGCCGTCGGCCGTGACCGTCCACGCAGACTCGGCGACACCGTCATCGACGGCACCGATCGCGGTCTTGATCGCGGAAGCGTTGGCGTTGTAGGCGATGTCGCCGGTGGACTTGCCGCCGACCAACAGGGTGTAGTCACCACCGGTAGCGCCGCCCAGATCGAGCAGGTACACGACCGGCGCGTCAGCAGCGTTGAACCAATCCTCTTCGATCCACTCGTACAGGTTGTACGACTGATAGTCGAGGAAGGTCGCGCGCACCGGCAGAGCGCCGAACTCGTCGGTCGCCAGCGAGATCGCGTCCTCGCGCTTCAGCGAAGCCTTACGGGCGTGGAAGCCGAGGCGAACGTCGTTGTCGACGATCACGATCAGCAGCGCACGCTCGTTCACGACCGAGCCGGACTTCACGCCGAAGATGCCGGGGGTAGCCGACTGGTTCGGGCCGAAGTACAGCTCCAGAGCCGACTCGTCGAACTGGGTCAGGTTGATGACCACGTAGTCCGCGATCTCTTCCGTCTCGACCTCGCGCAGCTTCTTCTTCTGCCACGAGCCGCGGACCTCGGAGTCGCCGCCGTCGAAGCCGAACTCGGGCAGATCATCCTCGGAGGTGTGCCCGACGAGCTCCCAGCCGGTGCGGTCCCACGCCTCGGGGTGCTCCAGGTCGATCAGCTTGAGCTGAGCAGGGGTAGGTGCCGCCGTGCCGACCGCAGCGGTGTACACGTACCCCCGCGCGGCAATGAGGACGGCATCATCTTTCAGTGCCATTTGGTTCCTTAGTTCTTAGGGGGCCGGATGCCGAGTCGGATCAGGCCGAAGACGCGCCAGGTCCGGTCAAACGGTGACGGGCCGTGGGACGCGCCCAAGGTCTCGGTCACCGAGTGCAGATAGCCGGCCGGCGTTTTGGTTTGAAGACGTGCAGCGCGGTACAAGACCTCTAGGGCGTCCTCGTACATCTGCTCGGTAGTAGGCAGGTCAGCCGCTGAGTAAGCGGTCATCTCGACCACCGGCTGCGTGAACAGCGTCGGGTGCTCCGGGCTGCGGGTACCGCCTACGCGACGGACGGTGATCAGCGGGAACGTGCGGGAGTCGATGTCCTCGACCCACGTCCCGACATGCACACCCGCCAGAGACGGGACAGTGCTGATCGGATTGGACAGGTCCTCGTGGCCGCGGAGAATCGGGAGCACGACCTCACCGACGATCGGAAGCTTGCCAGCCATGCGCTACCCCCTCTTCCCGCGCTTAGCGCCGGTAGAGATAGCGGTCTGGCCGCCGAACCCGGCGGCACCGGTGAGGATGTACAGCCCTTGCGGAGCCTTCGTGACGCGGCCGTACCGCTCGGGCTCGAAGACACCGGACGGGTAGTGGCCGTACTCGATCGACTCGGGGCTAGGGGCCTCCATGTTGACGTAGGCATCCACCGAACCGTTGGTCCGCGTGATCTTCGTCAGATGGTCCGGGCCGTGGATCTTCTCCCACTGCGTGCTCGCACGAGCGGCAGCCAGGTTGGCCTTCGCCCGGTCAGCAACCTCGTCAGCTTCGGAGCGCATCTCGTGGACCACACCGGGCAGGTGCGACACGACTTTGTTCAGACCGGATCGCCCGTAGTACAAAGGCATCAGAACCTCCGAACCACGTATTCGAGGCGGGCGGTGCGGCGAGAGCCGTTGTAACGACGAGGGTCGCCGTACACACCCCAGCGCTCACCGCGCCACACAACCTCGGACCCGGACTTCAACTCGGTCGTGAACGACCGGGGGAGCCGCATCGTGTAGACCTGCTCGGTCACGTCGCCGATGTCGTCCATCTCCGCCCGCCGGGCAGACGTGCCCGACTGGTTCTGGATCTGGAAGCGAGCGACTGTCTCGACGCCGGTGGCAGAAGGGCCGACCAGGGTGTTGCCCAGCCTGTCCTTCCGAGTCACCTCGGGGTACACCGTTACGGGCTCGTAGTTAGCCCCGTCGTCCAGAAGCCCGCTCATCAGTAGCCCCAGTACAGCGGGGAGCTCTGCTGGAACACCTGCCACTCGACCGAGCCGAACGCCGGGTATTCACCCGAGCGCTCCAGCGGAGTCTTCGGACGGACGTTGAGCACGCCGACGTTCTTGGCGAGTCCGAGCTGAGCCCACTCTTTGTCGGTGATCTCGATCGCCCCGGTGTTCAGCCGCCAGTTGAGCTGGTACGAGTAGTTGCCATCGGTCTCACCGATGTAGCCGTCGGGGTTGCGGATCAGGCGCGTGACCGCGGAGGCCTCGACCTTGATAACCCGCTTGAGGTAGTCCTCGTCCTCGGCTTTGTCGTCCAGGTCAGGGATACGAGCACGGATCTCGATCTCGGCGTCCTCTAGGAACGTCTCGACCTGGGTCTCTTCGTCATCGGTCAGCGGCCGCCCGAGCCGCGCGACCACGTCGCTGGGCTCGGCGTATGCCATTAGGCCATGCCCCCGACAGTGGCCTCGAGGTCGGCAATGCGCTTTTCGAGCTTCGCAATGGCCTCGTTGACGGTGTCAGCGGCCGCGACAGCAGCCTCCGGCTCGGTGCCGATCTCGTAGCCGGTGAGGGCCACGTCGGCCCCGTTGAGTACGACGTTGGCGCTGAGCGCCTTCGTGTTGACCGTGCGCGTGGTGGGTACGTAGTTGGAGTGGGTGTGATTACCAGCGGCAACCGTGCCCGCGGCCGTACCCACGTTGAGCAGCGCGGAGTCGCCGAGGTCGGTGACGTCGGCCGCCTCGTGGGTGTGTGCGGCCGGGGGGAAGTCCTCGGGGACATCGGTGATGTCGGCGTAGGCGTGGGTATGAGCTGACGGAGGGAAGTCCTCCGGCTTGTCAGCCACATCGTCCCAGGAAACCTCGACAGGATCGGGGTCTTCTGTTTCCAGGTCAGCCAGCTTGGCGATGATCTCGGCGTCGCTGAGCGAGCCCAGCCATCCCCGGACCACGGCCCCGTTGAATGGAGCAGTCATATCTACCTCCAGGTAGTGGTCGGGACAGTCGGGTAGGGGCTCCCGAAGGAACCCCTACCGTTCTGTGTCAAGGTTGGATCAGTCGTCGCCCGGCTTTTCGTCGTCGACGAACTTGATGAAGGCCTGCTTGTCGCCGAGCAGCCAGCCGAAGGTCACCTCGATCAGGATGGCAATCTGGTTGGTCTGCCACATCGAGACGGTCTGCGGGGTGGGGGACGTGTTGTCCGTCAGGGTCGCCGTGTCCGACATCTTCACGCGGATCTCGTCGGCGAAGCCGTACTTGAGCTGCGAGAAGTCGCCACCGACGACGCGGACCTTGGAGTCGGTCGCGGCGCCGAGGTCGCCGCCGACGGCCTTGCCGAACTGGACGGGCAGGCCCAGCAGGTCGCCGGTCGCGGCGGCCAGGTTGATCCGGGTCGGGTCCACGTTGCCGTTGGCGTCGCGGTAGGCCTGCGAGCGGAGCAGACGCGCGCGGTAGCGCGGGTCGGCCGCCCAGCCGTTGAAGTCGACGTCGGTGTTGGCCGAGACGAGGTCGTAGCCGTCCAGGAAGCGGTCCAGCAGCGGCGTGGTGCCGGTCTGCAGGTAGTCGACGTTGGTCGTGTTGGCGATCACGTTGTTGGTGTCGATACCCTGCAGGGCCGAGCCGGTCAGCGGAGACTTACCGTGGAACACGGCGAGGTCGATACCGCGGCCGATGGCGTACGCCAGGTCGCCCTGCAGCTTGGTGTACAGGCCGGCGGGGTTCATGCGAGCGAACTCCTCCGACACGGTGACGATGGTCGCCAGCTTGATCGGCGAAACCGAGCGGGTGTCCCACGCGGTGCCGGACAGCGGCTTGGTGCCACCCTCTCGCTGCTCGTTCGACGTACCTACGCCGACCTGACCCACCTCGGGGCGCTTCACGGTCGTCGGGATGATCGTCTCGCCGTACGAGATCGGGATGTTCTCGCCGAGGCGCAGGACGAGCGAGCTCTCCTGGGCCTTGTCGAAGATGGGGCCGACGATCTCCTTGGGGAGCAGGTCGGAGGGGACGTGGGCCAGACGGCCCTGGTGGTTGCTGCCCGCGGTGTTGGGGGCGAGCTCGTTCAGGGTTGCCACAGGGGGCTCCTTACTTGCCTAGTTGGGTCTGCATGAGCGCGGTGAAGGCCACCGCAGGGTCGTTGCTCGGGGCTTCTGTGCCGAGGCCTTGCGAGCGGTCGACAGCGGCCACGGGGCCGTTCTTGAGGCCGAACAGGGTCTTGAGGCTCTCGGCGTGCGTCTTGAGCGCTTCCTCCGAATCGCCCTGCAGCGTGTTCGCGAACGTGAACAGCGGCGTGGGATCGGGGGTGAGAGCCTGGACCGCGGTCACCAGACGGTCGAAGTCGTGCTGCTTCTCGGACGCGGAGGTAGCCGCCTGGGCTGCCTGGGCTTCGAGAGCTGCGAGCTTCTCCGCGAGACTGTCGCGCTCGGTCTCCACGGTGCGGAGCTGAACTCGGTAGTTCGCGGCCTCGGTGTTCGCCTTCGAGAGCTTCTCGCGAGCCCAGTCGGGCAGGTCCTCACTCTTGGGAGCGGGGGCCGCCGGAGCCGGGGCAGCGGGAGCTGCGGGTTCGGGCGTCGAGGGGGTGTCGGTGTGTTCGGTCATCTGTGCCTCCTGGGCGTGGGGTGACTCCTGCTCCTGGCAGGTCGGTCGGGTTGGCGGGCTAAGCAGCGAGTGCTGCGTACTGCTGTGCTGAGATCTCGCCGCGCTCCAGGCGACGGCGAAGGGCGTTGATAGCCAGCTCGTTACGAGTAAAGGGCTGGCCTTTGTTTTTCCCGCTCTTGTGGACAAGGCCTTTGTCCTCAAGGGCGATGGCTTCCTTGGTGGCTTCTCCCCACAGGTCGAGGGCGCGATCGGCAGCTTCTTTGCCGAACCAGTCCTCGTTCCGGAAGACGGGGATCACCTTGCAGTCACACCCGGTGTGCCACTGCTTGATCTCTCCGCTGATGTCAGCGAAGTAGGTCTCCTGGTCGTTGTTCTTGAACAGCTCCAGAGCGTGTTCCGTGTCAAGGTCGAGACCAGCGGTCTCGGCCCGGACGTACGTAGGTCCGCGGCTGATCAGCATCAGGCACCAGGCACAGGTCTCCCGGCCCGTCGCGACCCGCGCCCATCCTCGGACGTTCTCCGGGGCGGCTTTCCGGATCGGTCGGCCTTTGTAATCGAGCCCGTAGGGGGATCGCTTGTCGAGCTCCTCATCGTTCTCGACGGCGTGGATGATCTGCTGACGGCCTGCGTTCTCCACCTCGCGGACGGCGCGCAGCGTCAGGTGAGTCAGCGCGTCCCCGCGGGTCTCCGACTGCTGCATCCGCTCACGAGCCGGGTCCATGTTCTCGACGAACTTCTCGAACGTCGTCCCCTCCAGGGGCCGATCGTTACGAGGGAGATCCGGGTGGTGCTGCGCCCGCTGCGAGTCGTAGAACCTGCGGGCGAGCACCGATGCCTCTGTGCGCCGGCGCTGGATCTCGGGGAACAACAGGTCCAGCAAGCGCAGCCAGTCGAACATCGTCAGCGCGGGCTGAGCGAAGAACCCGGCCACGTTCCTGACGTGCCGGACTACTGCGGCGGAGATGAGGAGCTGCGCGGCGGCGTACTCCTCCGGGTTCACCGGGTCTTGGTCCGGTTAAATCCGGAAGGCGACGTCTGCGTCTCCGTCTTGGTCTCGGTGACCGTCGGCTTCGGCGTGGCGTCAGCCTGGGCTTTCGTCGTGGAGTACAAGGTGTCGATCATGTCCTCGGTCTCCTGCTTGTCCCAGTCGCGCATCTGCTCGCGCTGAGTAGCGGTGTAACCGAGGTCGATGCGAGCCTGCTCCTTCGGGATCGGACCCTGGCCGTTGGCGTACAGCTTCGACACAGCGTCAGCTTTAGCGGCGACCGTCGGGGTCGACGGGTCGCGCCAGACTGTCTCCAGCCGGGTGTACTCCTCGGTGACCTCGCGGCCCATGATCTGCATCGCGATCCGCATCGCGCGCTCCCAGGCACCGCCGAAGATCCGGCCTTTACGCTCGGCCATCTTCACGATCCGGGAGTCGGTAGCGATGATGGCCTCAGCCGAGGCGGGGTTCTCCGACGAGGACGACAGGTACTGCGGCGGCAAGCCGGTGATAGACGCGGCCTCTTTGCGGAAGACCTCCATCTCCTCGGCGAAGTTCCGCAGCTCGGCAGCCTTGAACTCGGAGATCTTGGCGGCCTCAGAAGCGAGCGTCAGGATGCGTCCGTAGTAGATGTCGAGCGTCGTGTTCTCGCCGTCGTTGGTCAACTCGTCGGTGGTGACACCGGAGATGACACGGAGCGGGGTGCCCAGAATCTGGGACGCCGACTGCAGGTTCATCAGCGTGCGAGACGCGGCGTCGGTGACCTTGCGCAGCTCCGGAGAGATCTCCGAGCGGCCGTAGCGGTTACCGAGGCGCGGGTCGTTGGTCAGCGGCACGACCGGTACCACACCGAGCCCGTGCTTGATGACGTCCCCGTCGACGACCCACTGATCGTTAAGCCCACCGTTGCGGCGGAGCGGGACAGTCTCGTCAGGCAGGTACAGCGTGGCTCGATCCGGGACCGCGACGTCGTCGCGCGTCGTGTAGAGGCGGACAGCCCGGGTGACCCGGCGGGTGTTGCGCGGGTCCAGCTCGGCGTACATATACAGCGGAGACTCGACCCGGATCAGCGGGATACCCGCGGGGTCCCCGGACTCGACGTCCGGGTGGCTGACCGTGATGTACGCGCGGCCGAACGTCAGCGAGTCATCGTGTCCGAGGACCGACTCTTCGTCCAGGTCGTTCGCCTGCCACCAGTTCCATAGCTCTTCGAGCCCCTCGGAATCCTCCGAGATACGGAACCCCTCGATGTCCAAGCGATCGGACAGAGTGCGGAGGTAGGTGGCGACCCAGCCTGGCTGGACGTCCAGGTAAGACAGCTCCGGTGGAGCGCCGATCCCGATCGTCTTCAGCCGGCGCGTCCCGTTGCGGTAGGCCTCGGCTTCCAGCAGGTTCGGCAGGTCCCGTGCGAGGAGCCCTTGCAGTCGCTCGACGTGCTCGTGGTAAGTCGTCATCGCAGCAGACCCGCCCCCTTTCCTGTGTTGCTCTTGCTGAGCAGGAAGTCTTGGCGCGAGCCCCAAGCGAGGACAGCCGTCACAGCGGCGTCGATCTTGCGCTTGGATTCTTTGCCAGGTTTCCTGATGCTGATTGCGTCGTATATCGTCGGGTGCTGGTGCGCGTTGGTGATGTGCGCTTTGAGCACCGGGTTGTTGTCGTGTTTGACCTCGCCCGCCAGAACAGCGTCGCGGAACCGCTCGCAGTCCAGCGCGAATCGCTTTTGCTGGCCGCGCATGTCGAAGGCGACCGGGTTACCGGGGGAGGCGTTGATCTTCAGCTTTCGCCGGAAGTCCTGACCCCAGGCGTCGACCGACTGCTCGAACTCCTTGACGTCCGCTCGCATACCGACGACGTCGTACTTCTCGAACATCGACCGGACGTACGCGTCCACGTCCTGGCGCGGGACCTTGTGCCCCTCGTACTTCTCAGGCACCCAGACCTTCACCAGGAACAACGCCCCGTCCTCGACCCGGCACGCGGTGAGCGCGGTGTGGTCGTTGGACAGCGAGCCGTCGAACCCGAGCGTGATCCGCTCGCCCTTCCTCAGCGGAGGCAGGTTGATGTCGTGGTTACGGTCCCACTCAGACGGTGCGATCCACGATTCCTCAGTCGCGTTGACCTGGTTGAGGAACTTCCGTCGGGACTCGATGACGTCGTTCTTCGCCGTCAGGACCGACATCAGAATGTCGTCGAGCGGGAGCCAGATCGAGTCGCCGCGGGCGATCTCCAGGCCCTTCATGAGCTGAGCGACCCCGGCCTCGTACCCCTCGGGGTCGTCGGACGGGAACGGGATCTCGGAGACCGGCGTGTCAGCCGGGGCTTCCAGGGCGTCGTAGAGGACGCCGGTGTCGATAGCGTCGCCTGCCAGGATGTCCAGCCAGTTCAGGTAGGCCATCTCCGCGACGGTGTCGTCGCCGGGCCGGTGAGCGTTGCAGATCGACAAGGTGCGCGCACCGGGGACCTTGGTCATGTTGCCTTCGATGACCTCGGCCATCTGGTGGCCGTCGTTGACCTCGCCGCCGGGGCCTACGCCCCACCACTGCGTCTCGTTCTGGATGACGAACGTCGGGCGGTTACCCTCCATCGACGCGGGGGACGCGGTAGCGGCTTCTAGCCGCCCGCCGATCTCGGAGTAGATGATGAAGCGGTTGACGGACAGACCGTGCTCGGCCTTCAGCTTCTTCGAGACCATGATCGGGAACAGCGAGAACGTGTTCTTCGTCTGGTCCTGGGAGACCGCGGCGATCGTGACCCACGCCGCGTGCCGAACGCGGCCGACCGGGTTGCCCGCCTCGTCGAAGTGCGAGAAGGCCACGGGGCCGCAGAGCTCCGCGAGCGACATCGCTGCTACCAGCGGGTCCTTACCGTGGCCCTTCATGCGGCGGAAGGTGCCCTCGCGGTAGACGTACTTACCGTTCTCGTCGACGGCGTACCACCAGGCCAGGAACCGTGCCTGCTCCATCGTGGGGATGAAAGGCCCGGAACCGTCCGGTGCGTTGACGTACTCGAACAGCCAGCTGATGATCTGCCAGCCGAGAGTCTTCTCAGGCAGGAACCATGAGCCGTCTTCGTACTGCCGCCAGGTCGGCCCCTGGATATGCGACGGGGCGGGGAGTAGCGACTCCGGGTAGTGAACCGCCACTCCACCTCCTCGTTACGTATCAAGTCACAGAGCGCAGAAAGTCCGTCGCAGGGTCGATGTTGTAGTTCGTGTGCGGAGTCGTACCGCGGATGAAGAACAGACCAGCGTCCAGCACCGCGCGGATCAGCGCGATCAGCTCGAACGTCGGGTTAACCCCGATCTCCAGGAGCTGACGCAGGATCGAATCCGGACCAGAGAGCACCCGGGACATCATCACGACCTTGTAGATCGCGGTCTTCATCTCGCCCGAGTCGCCCTCGCAGTCGGTGTACAGGTCGCCTTTGTGGGCGTAGTTCCTCCACCAGTCCGGGGTGTCGACCATCAGCTGGTCAGCGATACCGTGCGACTTCGCCGACGGCATCTGACCGCCCGGGTCAGGCCACACCTTACCGGTCTCGCGCATCGGGTTGCCGAACGTCGCGGCCCCGCGCACGTGGTCTTTGACCCAGTGCAGTCGGCCGGTCACCGGCTTGATGTGGTACTCCCACAGCTCGGAGGTGACGATCGCACCTTGCGAGTAGCCGATCATCGACAGCCCGTATCGCTCGATGCGCTGGCGCTCTTCCTCCAGGATGCGGGTAGCCTCGGTGACCCCGTTCGCCACGGACGGCCCCATCGGGAACGCCTGCGCGGTGTACGGCGGGCCTACCGGACGCCACAGGTACACATCCCCGAGACGTCTCGCGACGTCAGCGTCCGGACCGATCCACCACGGGACTCCCGTCCCGGAGACGGTGAGTAGTACCGGACGGGTGTCCTCGGGAGCCGTAATCCCCAGCGCGCGCAGGTCGTCGTCGGAGACGATCCCGTCGAGCGGCTGGAACGTCCGGGACTCGTACTCGGTCTGCCACGCCTCAGCCCGCGGACCGAACTCGTCGGTGTCCGTGGGCAGCGGTCCGTGGATGCGGGCGTACCCGGCGAACCGGGCCGCCATCACCTCGCGCCAGCGGCGCACCGTGGGGTTCCGGTCTCCTAGCTTAAGCGGCATGGAACTTCTGCTCGGCAGCCAGCCACTTCTGGATCTGGACCTGAGCAGCGGTGATGTCCTCGGGCTTGACGCGCTTCAAGATGCGCTTCGCCAGCTCGGGGTTGTTCGTCGGATCGTCGGAGTTCGACACCGCGTACAGTAGCGCGATCGAGACCGGATCGCCGTAGATCACAGCGAGCTTCTCGACCAGCTGGATATGGACGTTCGCGTCCGTCGACCAGGACAGGCCGGCGATCGTGTCGACCTCGCCCTCGTGCGGCCAGTGCAGCGGAGAGCGGGACTTGCGCTTGTACTTGGCCTGCTGGCGAGCCAGGTCCAGCAACTCGCGCTGTTCAGCGTCGGTTAGAGCAGACAAAAAGTCGTCCTCTTCGTGAAGTAGTTGCAGCAGCGCATCGCCCTGGGCGAGCGCGCGGTTGTAGCGGGCTTGTCGATCCGCGAGGCCGTTGGTGCCGCCGTTGATCCGGCGGGTGACCGTGTTCAGGTCTCGGCGGTCGGACAGCTCGTTGATGTCCGGGCGAGCAACCGTCCAGTACCAGGCAGGGCCGATGCCCGCCCACTTCAGGTCAGCGAGCTCGCGGTAGTTCACGACGAAGTAGTCCGGTGTCGGAACCATCCCGAACGCGTACGCCCACTGCGAGAACGACCGGTAGTTGTAGTCCCAGGTGATCTGAATCCACGTCCGGCCGATGTACGGCGCGTACCGACCGTTCTTGGCGATCTCCTCGGTGTACTGGAACGACCCGGACTCATGCCCGATCTGAGCCAGCCACATCGCGATGCGGTTGACGTTCGTACACTCGGATTCCCGGAGGCCCGAGCGGACCGCGGGCAGGATCTCCGCCGCGCGAGCTTCGCTCAGGCCGGTGGCCGCCGCCAGGATGGGGGCTGCGGACACCTGGGTAGCGGGCTTGTAAATCCCGAGGTACCCATCCAGGAGCTTCTTCGCGAAGGCTTCGTTTCGAGGGTCGCCTTCGGGGTACGAGAGGTCGTAGTGCATCTCGTCGGGCTTTGACCAGCGCCGGCCCCAGAAGACTGTCCCTTCGAACAGCCGAAGTCCTTCCTCGACCTTGGCAATCTTGTCCGCAGACATCCGGTACGTGCCCCATGGGTACTTGGGTGCGTTGACGTCTACAGCTACCCCGGACAGGTGGTTAGACCCGTTGTTCTTCCCCGGCTGACCCAGCACGTCGTTGTCTAGGGACCATCCCCAGATCGGGGTGACGATCTCCTCGACGTTGCGGTCGTACCAGTACAGCCACGCCCCGAGAATGGTTAACGGAGCTCCCTTACGGATAGGGGCTGTGTCGGTGAGGTACAGGCCGGGGATGCGGACGATGTCGCACTCGTCCCGGTTGCAGCACCGCCACCCCTTCTCGGTGTGCGTGTTCCCGTTTACTACGCGGAAGCTCATCAGCGCTTGAACGGGTTGATGGCGTTGATCATCTGCTCTGGGAGCCGGGACAAGTCGGGGAACAGCCCGATGATCTTGTCGTCCAGCCGGGACAGATCCGGGATCTTCGCCAGGATCTTGTCGTCGAGGTCAGCGAGGTCGGGCATCTTCGCGGTAGCCCGGTCGATCACCTGGTTCAGGAACTCGGGGTGAGCCCGGAGGTAGTCGAAGACCGCCTTCACAAGAGCAGCGGCGAACATGGTGATAAGGCGGTTCATGAAGTCCTTAGTCGGTAGCGGCTTCGATCAGGTCCCACAGGTCGGAGTCCTCTTCTGGGACGTCGATCAACCAGCGGTCCTGGTGGTGCGTCACCCGGACAGGTCCGGGCGGTAAAGTCAGCGCGAGCTCTCCGTTGAACGGCTTCACGCGTACGACGCGGGGCGTGATGATCACGCCGTCCTGCTCGCGCAGGTCGCTGGAGAAAGTCCAGTGCGAATCGTCGGGGCGACCGGAGATGTCGCGCACGGTAGCGGTAACAGTCGTCATACCGGCCCTTTCGTCAGGTGACCGGGGTCATCGGAACCGCGATGCTCGCCCAAGGGCAGGACCCCGAGAGCGTCCCGGAGTAGGTAGCCGCGGCGTTGGAGTCTCGGCCTGTCAGGCCGCCCGCGATCTGCACCCCGTTGATGCGGCCGGTACCTCCGGACGGCGTGAACGTCACGTTTCCGTTGTTCCAGCCGGTAACCTGGAAGGTGCGGCCGTTGGTCGGCGGGGCCGATACAGAGTGCGACGGGCTGGTGCTGCTACCGGTCGCCGTAGCCGGGGTTCCGAGGCTCGCGACGTTCGCGTACGAGATCGCGTAGGACATGCGCCAGTTCGAGCCGTTTTTGTCCAGGACCACGGTCTGCGACCCGCCCGGGGCGCTCGCGAGGGTGTAGACCCGGAGCCAGCCGTTAGCGCCTGAGTTGTCGAACGCTAGGCCTTGAACCAGGCTCATAGCGTTACCGCCGTAGGTCACACCTGCGACGGTCTCGTTGCCGAGCAGGTGCGCGACCACGAAGACTCGGGAGCCTGCTGCAGCGGAGAACGAGTACGACAGATCGCCCAGCCCGCCTTGCATCGACGACACCGCGTCGAAGTCGACGGTCGGCGGGGGAGCCGCGGACCAGATCTCGGTGGTCCCGATGCTGATCTTCTGGACCTCGGTCGAGCCGATCGCGGCTTTCGCGAAAGCCGTCGTGGCAAGTGACATACCTGCCACGGCGACCTCCTATGCAGTCCTGAGATAGATAGTGTTCGAGTCTTTTGTGCCGATCGCGGTGTACTGCGCCTCGGTCCCGACCCAGATAGTCAGCGTCCGGGCACCGGAGTTGTCCGAGCCGGCGACGTAGCCGGTAGCCAGCTTCGACAGCGCGATCGCCGCGCCGGATGCGACTTTGGCGTTGGTCACCGATCCGTCGGTCGGGGTGCGGGTGTCCGACAACCGGGAGTCGTTACCGACGCACGCGGTCGTCGACGACGTCCCGAACGAGACGTTCAGCGTCCGGCTCGCGGACAGATCCCCGCCGCCGGTCAAGCCGGTACCCGCGGTGATCGTGGTGTCTTTGTCGGCTTTCGCGCCGATCTGCGAGGCGACCGTGGTAGCGAAGTTCGGGTTATCACCCAGCGCCGCGGCCAGCTCGCTGAGCGTGTTCAGCGTTTCCGGTGCCGAGTCGACCAGCGCGGCCGTGCCAAGAGACACCCGGGCATCTACCGCGTCCTCGTCGAGCTTCTCGTCGAGAGCGTCCTGGAGACCGGTGACGTTAGCGATCGAGTGGGTGTGCGAGCTCGGGGTGAACGTCGACGGCTTGTCGTCGATGTCGTCCCAGGACACCGAGCCTGCCTCGGGCGGGTTCGAGACCAGGTACGCGGCGATAGCCGAGTCGAGGTCGGTGACATCCGCGGCGACGTGGTCGTGCGCAGACGGCGGGAACTCCGCCGGAACGTTCGACAACGCGTCCCAGTCCGCTGACGGCGGGTTCGCGTCGAGGTAGCCGTTGACAGCGTCAGCGAGCAGTTCAGCGGAGGTGTCCGGAGGGACCGCTACCGAGGTGGCGATCAGACCCCACAGACCGGCGTCGGTCTCGGGCACCTCGATGAACCATCGGTACTCGCCGTAGACGACGATCGCGAAGCCGGGTTCCAGCTCTACGCTCAGTGCGCCGTCCACCGGGTTTACCCGGACCTGCTTCTGGGTGAGGATCGAACCGTCCTGCTGGCGGAGCACGGTCGAGAACACCCATTGCTGGTTATCGGGCTGACCGGTGACGTCGCGGACGTCGGCGGTGATCGTGACGGTCAAGGCTCGCCTCCTGGGCGTGTGGTGCGAACGCCTCCAGGACGTTACGTGTCAAGTTAAGGAGCCCGTTCGGTCGGTGGAGCTCATACCGGCCAGGGGCGACCGCTCTTGGTTACTGGCTGGTCTCGCCTGCCTGGCAAGTAGAGGCCCCGCCCAGAGGCGGCGTAACAGCTGCGCGAGGCTGAGAGACGCTTAGGCGGGGTTTGCAACGGTTCCTGAGCACCAATACCGCCGTCGTCACGGCGGACCGCCTCAGTCGGGACGTTGCGCCCGGGTCTTAGGTGCGTTCTTGCACTTCAACGCCGAACCCTGTCTTGATGACCGTCCGCTTCCCGGGTTTGGGCGGGACGATCTCTTTGACGTGGGTCCATGCAGCCTGGTTGAACACCCCGATAAGCTCCCCGTCTTCGTCCCAGATTCTCAGAGGCTGGTCGTCGTCGACGGTGATGTAGGACCCGCGCGGGTATTCGAACGGTTCGCCGTTTCGGTCGTAAACAGTCACTGCCATGCTTTTTCCTTTCGACGGCAGTTCGTGACACGCGGTTACGTGTCAAGTCTGGTGGCAGCCCCAGCGGGGGAGCACCGGAAGGGGAGCGCTCAACCCCGCCGGGGCCGCCGGCTCTAGCTCGACTTCGGCTTACGGAGAGCGCGCTCGAACAGCTCGCCCATCGTCGTCACCGACGCATCCGGGCCGTCTGACTTCGTCCGCTCCACCTCGATCCGGACTCGGCGCCGGTCGCCCTCAGATACGAGGAGCGACGACAGCATCTGGTTCACAGTGGCCAGCATCATTGCCGAGGGATCTGATTTCTTGAGGAGCTGGTCGGCGAAGTGGAGGGTGAACTTCGCGTAGTGCCAGTCCGACGGCTGATAAAGCGCGGCTTGCGCCGACTCGGCTAGAGAGTTGTAGAGGTCTCGGACGATCGGGTGAGGATCGGTGAGACCGAGCGGAGGGGACTTCACGGGACCGGAGACAGGGAGAGTAGTGACCTCTCCGTACTCTTCTTTGTTACGGCGAACCCGCTCGTCTGAGCGGTTCGGGATCGGTCCTCGGGTTCCCATGACGCCTCCTGGGCTCGGGGACGCCTGGTCCCTCCTAGTTGCTTCTGCGCCCCGGGTGACGGGGCGGTGGCCGCTTCCTCATCGCGCGCAGCTTCGCACGCTGAGCGACGCCCTCCATCGCGGACTTGCGACTGTGACATGACCGGCAGGCTGCCTGCAGAGGTGACTCCTCGTCGCGGTAGCGGACGTGGTCAACCTCGGTAGCCGTCCCTATGCAGATGTCCGCGTAGCGGATCTGGCAGCGGTGACCAGCCGCCCGCAGAACCTCGCGGCGGATGCGAGGCCAGTCGGCTGGCAGCCGCTCACGACGGTCAGATGACTCCCAGCTCACTCAGCAGCGTTCTCCATCGCCGACCGGACCAGGTGCTCTGGTAAAGTGATGGTCCCCCCTGGACGGTCCCCGACGATGAGGCGAGCCTTCCACAGACCATCTTCGTCCTCGAAGATCTCCCCTACTCGGATGCTGACCGATGCGGTCATGTTTCCCTCCCTAGTGACATACCTGACAAACGTAACCCGCTGCGGGCCGCCTTCGGGGCGGCCACGGGTTAGTGGTTCTGTTACGTGTCTAGTCGTACGTAACGTACCCGGTTACGTAACCACTGGTTCTGTTGGTGAGTGATGCTTACGTGACGTACCTACCCAGACCAACCACTGACCTCGGAGCGGCCCCCATAAGGGCCGCCCTCGGTCTGGTACCTCACTCACCGTTCGGTACCTACCCGGGCGACCGGAGGTCGCTAAAAGGGGTAGTCTCTCTCCGTTCGACTACCCCGACAAGAACCTATGTCGGGGTGCGGTCGCTCGCTGGAGCTCGCTCCCTTACCCCTCCATAGGTAAGGAACCTTCCACTTTTGCGTTTCACCCGTAGAATGTGACGCACTTCACACGAATATCTTCCTACGCGGGCGTCAGCCGGCGACGGCTCTGCGGCCGTCTTCGCTTGTCTCCGGTGCTGTCTATCGATCCGCACCGTTCGTCCGTCTACGGGGCTCTCAGGGGGCATTACGGGGCCTTCTAGGCCCGCGCTGTTCCCTCCGTCGACTTCCAAACCCGTACACGATCTGGCAGCCGCA